CTGCGTCTTTAGGTCGAACTTCTGACAGAAAGACGTAATGGTGTAACCGCGCTCTGTTATGGCGCGACGGATGTCGATTTTTGTTCTCATGTATATATTCATATTGTTTTGGTTGCAAAGTTAATACATATATTTTGTATTTTACAGGTTATTTCGAGATAGTTATTATATACGTTTATTTTTTATTCAAAAGAGTATAGTCTTATCAGTTTGCAGTGTTTTCTTATGTATTATTGGTGGAAAGAGTGGGATGTATAATCTATTTTTTTATTGTGTCTGAATTATTTTTTTTACCCCTATAAATAGTTAATAATCAGTGTTTTAGCCCATATACTGACCTGTAAAAGCCATCCCAAGAGGGACACTTAAATAATTGATAATTAGAGCAATCACATTCATCAAACTTGCCCTGCAACTTCGATTCACACGCAAGACTGCCCGCCGCGCTGAGGAGGGGTCCTACGTACCGATGTAGTCATGGCTTTACGTTTTATGCTCTCGCACACCTCAGACGGAGCGAGGTGTTGCGCCCTCGCTTCGCCCTGAAGCGGGCGAGGGCGTGGCGGTCGGTGTGCTGTGTCGTGTCGTCGGTGGTTTTGAAAGGATGCAAGAAAAAATAAAAGATAATACGAATAAAAGTACTAAATATTTTGTTAGTACAAATAAAAGTACTACCTTTGCAGTGTTCAAATAAAATAAATATAATATGAAACAATTAAGATTAACAGAGGTAGAACGCGAGCTAATAGAGGCAGGGCGCAACTACAAAAGGAGTTACCCGAACGGCGCAACGGAATTGCGCTACTATGTCGAGAGGCTTTTTACTGAATGGCTGGACGAGTAACACGAAAAAAAAGAGGGTGCCCACGTTGGCACCCTCCCAGAAAGAAAATATAACTTTTAATATATACTATTATGGCAATAATGATTTTGAAACAGACACAGGCGGAGACAATGAAAGCGCAGCTTTCTGACCTTTTAATCTCTATATCTTGGGCAGACTTGGCGAAACGTTATTTTAACCGCTCCGGCTCTTGGCTTTATCATAAGTTGGACGGCATCGACGGAAACAAAAAGCCTACAGCATTTACAGAGGAGGAGCGCGAACAGTTGCGCGGCGCTCTCGTTGACCTGAGCGACAGAATACGCCGAGCTGCCGACCGCATACAATAAAGCCCCGGCTTTTATATTTAGCCGTATTTGAACACAAGCCGCCGCAGGGCTGCGGCGCACCATTCCCGACAAGGTTTGCACCCTGTCGGGATTTTTTTTACTGCTTTGCTCCTTCGTCACGCTCAAGACGCTCGACGATGGCGCGGAGCTGTTGCACCGTGTCGGCGGTGTAGATCTCACAGCCTACACGCACGACACCCACCAAGTCACCGCCCCCACCGGCTGAACGCTGCGCCCTTGCTTGCTTCAGTTCCTCGACGACAGAAGGAGGGGCGAGGAGCTGCCACGGCTCCACCTCTAAGGCGGCGGCGATGCGCTCTAAGGTTGTGTAACTTGGTTTTTTTAAGTTGTTGGATAATGTGGGGCGTGTCACCCCCATTTTTGCGGCTACGCTTGTAATTGTTTCGCCGTGTTGCTGTATTATCTTTAATATGTTCATTTTATTCTACCTTATATAATATACTGCAAAGGTAATTTAATATTTCTAACGTTCATATATTTCAACGTTAAATAATGTTTAACGTTGAATATTTTGAAACATTTTATTTTGTACGTTCATTTATTTCTATTATCTTTGCAAGCGAAAACAAATAACAAACAAATAAATACGATTATGACAAAGGAAATATCAATTGTTTTTGTAGATGATAATTTAAAAAACAAGCAGGCAAAAATCGTTGCCAATTTTGGCGCGGTTGTTTTTAATTCTGTTAGCGTGACAATAGAGCGCACGGGATACGATAAAGAGTTTTTAGATCTTGTGTTGTATTGTAACGACCTCCGCGGAGGATTCAGCAACGGCAAGACATTTATAAACATTCCAGATACTAAAATTGTTAGTATCAATATTAACGATAAATAAAACAAAAAAATACAAAGATTATGAAAGCAACTTTTAACAACATCGTTGAGAACTTAGTAAAAGTATTAACCGACAAGGCAGAAAGCGCACAGTATTACAGCGACAACGATCAATATATTTGCCTGTGTGGCTGGTGTGGCACCATGTCGCCCGTATCTCGTCCGGCATACGTTAAGACCTTCGGCAAGGATACAATCGAAGCAGCCGAGGCCCAGGCCCGCGAGATCATCGCCAAGAAGGAGGCAGCACGCAAGCGCACCAAGTACGCAGAGCACGCACGCGAGGCCGACCGCCTCGAAGGAGTGCCCGCCGTTGGCGGTTTTTTCTGGGCTGATAATAGCGGCTTAAAGTGTGACGGAGGCCGCGGCCTATTCGAGGAGCTGCACGCTCTCAACTACTACACCGACGCACAGAACACCCCCGCCCGCTTGTGCTGCGTTGAGCAAATTCTAAAAGTATCTGATGAAGATTTTGCACGCCCCGAACTTGCCGACGAACTTGTAACACGTTACAACCTGCAGGGCTTCGCCCGTTCTGAGGACGTGGACGACAACGATAATACATACAACAACGACCCCGAGAAATTGGCCACTTTCTACACCGTCGGCGCCCTCGTAGTGTCGCCGTCTGGTAAATACTATCTTATCGACTCCGAGGGCTACAACTACGCCCGTTATATTTATGTGCCTATAGAGTGGCCCGTAATGCTCGCCGACGAGGTGGCAGCCGTCAAGGCAAAGGAGGAAGCGCGCAAGGCAGAGGAGGAGCGACAGGCCGCCGAAGAGAAGGCGCAGCGCCTCGCCGATTATCGCGCACGTTGTGCGAAGTGGTCGCCCCTCATGCGTAACGTTGAGAAGATGGAGCAGGAAGGCAAAGCGACCGCCCGAAAGATTGACAACGCGCGAAAAGCAAATATTTTGGCAATGTGCGCCGCCGCCTTCCCTGGTGTCAAGTTCTCCGTATCTGTGCGCCGTGGCTGGGGTGCCGATTTTGAATTAACTTGGACCGACGGCCCGACGGTTGAAGAGTTCAACGAAAAAATCGATCTTTCGCTGTTCTGCCGTTGCCGTGATACCTTCGACGGCTGGGACGACTCGACGGGCGTAGATTACGCCGAGTTTGCCGACTTCGCACGCCTGACAATGGGAAGCAACGGCGGCGACATCAAGGCAACCCGCGAGATGTCAGACGAGGCACGCGCCGAACTGTTAGCCGACATATTCGCGGTAGTGCCAGCCGCTGACGTTACGGACAAATACGGATATTATAGCAACTACACCTATACAGCACAGGAGGCCGAAGCCGTGGCCGCAGCCTTAGGCGTGGACGTGTTCGACGTGTTCGCCTTCGGTTATTCCGATAACGCCGTAGCCCTCGCCCGCCGTGCCTGGGATAAGCACAGCTACACCAAGACCACAACGCCAGAGCCTACCGACCCGACACCGGGCAAGCACACCGAGGAGCGCACCGAGAACACCGAAGCCGCACCCGCTCAGGATGCAGCACAGACCGACGACGCACCCGCCGAGGGTTTGCAGCTCGTAGAGACTGCCGAGGGTGTGGCAGTGATAGGCGACAGCCGCACGACGTACCGCAACCGCAAAGCCATTAAGGCACACGGGGCGACATGGAACAAGGAGGCGAAGCAGTGGCAAGCAAGCGAGCCGGAAGCCGTGGCACGTCTTCGCGAGTGGTTCGGGGTATCTGGTACCCCGACCGCTGAAGAAGGCGACACAGCGCACGAGAGCGAGCCACAGAGCGACGACACCGACCGCAACGAGCCAACCGAGCACACACACACCACCGAGAGCACGCCGACCGCTTCTACCGCTCCGGCATCCTTATTATACGAGGCCGACGAAATCACGGCAACCGCACCGACCGACACCGCTGAAGACTTTGCGGACGTGCTGGCAGCCGACCGCCTGGAGCTGCTGCGCGGTGCTGCCGCTGACTTCGACCGACTGACGCAAGCCGGGGAGCATGTAGCCGCAGTAAATGCGCGATTGTCCGCCCTCTTTGCGTGTGGCGTGGACGTTGCCGACCTCGTGCAGTGTGCCGACTATAAGGCAGACCAACGCGCCCGACAGCGTGCCGCGGCCGTGCTCACGGCTGACGAGTTCCGCACGCTGTACGGCTGTAGCAAGGAGCAGCACGAGCCTGCGGCATAGATACCTATATTATAGCGTGTGCGAAATATTGAGGACTTCGCACACGCTCAGGAAACAAGCATCTATTTTATAGAACCTACAAAATATTAGAAAATTATGGCAAATCACAATCCAGTTATAACAAACACCCTCCCTACATGGGTATTTATTCAGTCCACAGCATCAGGCAACTATCGCCACGAAATTCAGCGCGTGCCTTCTGGCTTCATGGTGTTCGTCAACGTGAGCGACGAGAACGGCGGTGGCTGCTCCTTTCCTCAGAAGTTCGCCACCTATCAGGCAGCTTTTGAAACGCTTGTACATTTCCGCCCTGGTGCGAAGCTCACGGAACGTATCAACGGCGCAGGCGAGCTTGCAAACTATTAACAAACCCTATATTATAGAATACATAAAATATTGAGGACTTATGAAACGAGTATATATATTAAACACTTGCGACGAAAGGAAATCGTGGAGTTCATTCCATCTTTACGGCATCTGGGCATCTTCCAAGGCCGGAACTCGTCGCCTTGTTAATGCTATTATTGCAGGCATTGAAAAATACTATTTTTCGTATGAAGACAAGTATATGGATATAGCGCAACAAATAGAAAGTTTGCGTGAAGATGCAAAAACAGATTGCAACACCTTTTATTCTCTTTTGCAGAGCAAATTGATTTATGGCTCAATCGATTTGGTGGAGATTCGGTAATAACGAAGGAAATAACATTTTAATACTTTATAGAATCGTATTTTTTGTTTTCCGGCTGTTGGCGGTCCGTGAGGATAGCAGCAGCGCAACGCCCGCACGATTGACACGTGGACGAGGTTCGACTCCTCGTCGGGCGACTACGTTTTATAAACCCTATAAAAAATTAAGGATATGAAAGTAACAGCAACAACAACACCGGCCGCGCCCCAGGTGAGCGCGTCGGACGTGGCAAAATCTCTCGGCAGATGCGCAGCCCTCTGCCTTGTGTACGTCTTGCAGACCATCGCCAAGGCGTTAGACCTTGCACAGCGTGCAGCCCTGGGCGTGTGCCAGTGGCTCAACACTCGCCACAACTTCACCGACGAGGAAGACCCCGTAATAATGACGGGCTGGCAGTACCTCGGCTTCGGCGTGGTGGTAATGTTCGTGGCAATGGTAGTGTGCATTAAGTGGTAAGCGCCTCTTTATAGCGTGTGTAAAATATTGAGGATTTCATTTTTTTAATCAAAACAATATGATTCTACAATTAACAAAACAAAGTACCGCCCAAGAGATAAAGGCGTACTTTGAAGAAGTATTAAAATTGACGAAAGACAGCAAGGAATTTCCGGTTAATCTCGATGACGTGTGGCCGTTAGTGTATTCGGCCAAAGAAAAAGCGGTAAGAGCTTTAAAAACTAACGATTTGTTTCTGCAAAACGTTGATTATCAAGTTTTAGCCCAAAATGGCGAAAACTCCGAGGTTTTAGCCCAAAACGGGGGAAAAGTCAGAAACGGTCGCCCGACAGAGATTTACATGCTCTCCGTTCCTTGCCTCGAGTTCTTCATCGCCCGTAAGGTTCGCCCAGTGTTCGAGGTCTACCGCCAGGTGTTCCACAAGGTGGCAAGTGGTGAGATTATTCATCCGGTACCTGTATACTCTAAGCCTTGCGACCTGGAAACTACCCTCTTGCCGTTGAGAGACTACACAAATGAGATTTATCAGCGTTGGAAGCGGCTCTTCAACCTCTCAAATAATAGCGACCGAGTAAAAAAAGAATATGATAACTGGATTGATACATATGAGAACCTCTGTTATTACACCTCGCAGATGATATATCTGGAGACGATGGAGAAGCTGGAGGGAAATCATTTTATAAAATAGAGGAGTATTTACGAACAAATAAGAATAAACAACAATGGAAAAGACAGTTATAACAATCGACATGGACAAAGCAAGCCTCCGTGAGGCAATGACACGCATCATCGAGTACATCACTCTTACACCTCCCGATCCCGACGAGTTCGGCAGCAAGGAGCGTATAGAGTACAACTTAGGACTGGACGCATTATTCACCTGTTTGCGCCAAACTTACTAAAAAGACGGCATGATATAACATCATACGTATTAATCAAATCATTAACTAACAAAAATTCAGAATTTATGAACAAAGAGAAATCTGACAAGCTTAAGAAGCTGATCAATGACTTTCGCGCCGACTTTCAGAAGTTGACGGAAGGAGAGAAAGGCTTCGGCCTTGTGCTTGTACATCACAACGAAATAGAGCCGGCGGAAGAAGACGGCAACGTTGCCGTAGCCACTTTTGTTGCAGGCGAGAAAAGCGACGTATTGTATTCTTTGCATGCGCTTGACAAAAAGACGGATCTGATAAGTGATTACGCCAGACTGCGTGCATCAATAGCCTTAGACAATTTCAAGGAGTTGCTGTTAGGCGACTCCTTGAAGAAGGACGGCGAGAGCAACAAGCTCGCTAACTAACACACTCCATCCCGCGCCCGGCAAGGCCCTTTGCGAAGGTTCGACTCCTTCGGTGGGATCTTATAATCATAATCAAAGTATTTTTTTAGGCTGCTGGCGGTCCGTGAGGATAGCGAGCAGCTTTTTGAATTAGGAATGTTGAGTTTTGAATTGTGCGCCGTGGGCGCATTTTGAATTACTCAATTTTGAATTATTCACTGGAAATGCAAAAGAAATAATAAAATGCGCATTAATATATAATTTATGCGTCATTTATTTGGTAGTTTCAAATATTAATGCTACCTTTGCATCAGATAAAAGAACAACTAATTTAAACTTAAAACGATATGCGTAAATCAATCGACACTTACATTAAGGCGATAGCTCACGACAACGAGCAGGAAATCCGCGAGAACTATATGACAATAGCCGACTACATCATCAATGATGCAGAGAACTGCACCGGCTATTATGAGTATTTCGACGACGAGGAGCTTGACGAAACAGGCGAACCTTCAGAGGCTCAGATAGACGAGCTGGTGGCTTATCTCCGCGAGAACTATACAACGCCTATAGAGCACCGTATCGAGGACATCATGCTCACCAAGCACAGTAATGGCAGCGACAACCTCCAGTATAAAGCCGACGGTAAGACGTCTGAGGTTGATGGCGAGTTTTATGTTGATAAGGAAGACCGTCTGCACCATACGCACATCTTTGAGAACGGCGACGAGTTGGAGATTGTAATACCCTACAAGAATGGCGAGCATACGCTATAACAAGTGAAATTAATCACAAACTATCTATAGTCCTACCGCAACACGGCAAGCGGAAAGAATATGAACGACAAGAAAGTATATATTGTTCGTTGCAACAATATTATCGCAAATGTTTTCGATTCTAAGGAAAAGGCATTTAATAGCCTTCCTCAGAAAGATGATTTCACGGAAGTCACTCAGACTATACGTACTTATGATGGCGAAGAGACAATTATCCCTACAGTGGATAATTTCTATCTGAATACACCTATCTATGTTCATGTAGCAGAGCATACAGAGGATATGATGGGATTATCTATATATTGTCCGAAAGATACTTTTGTTTACGAGATAAAGCAGTTCGATGTCAAATAACAACTATTCAGCCCTCGACAGTACGGTTAAGTCAATAGATATGAAAGCAATTACGAAAAGTGGAATCGTTTATGAAGTAAAGTTCCTAAATAACCGTAGTTTGATGGAACTCTTTCATTTTGAACATGATGACGACGCGATAGTAAAATGGAACTTTTTCGGCGCTCTGATTAATATATCGGGCGAATGGTATCATTGTTTTCTTGAAATAAAGTATATCGACGATAAGTTGACTCCGTGTGTTCGTTTGAGTGATTCCGCAAAGAAGGCATTGAATCTTGACACTTCAAAAGCTGTATTTATCCGTCTTGACTCAATACCTGAAGAAGAGTTTGAGATTTTCTATAAGGGTTTGATTCAATCGACGAAAGAAAAAGCCAAAGCCTTGGAGTTTACGTATATAGAGATAACTCATAATTATATATGTGGTAGTGATTGCAAGGATGATTCCCGGTATCTCCATTTCAATGACAAAGCTTTAAGAATCCTCGATGCTTTTAATGCGCTTGATAATTTTGATGATAGAATGAATTTTACGTCGAAATTTGAAGGTTATGATACGACATATTGCATCGACGAAACGAATATAGACAAGCTCTTTGAACTCGCTGACCCAAAACTCAAAGAGATAGAGGCAAAAAGGGAGGAGAAAAGAAGAAAAGATGAAAAGATCAGAAGAGTTAAAGAGGCTGTAGAGAATGGCGCTATCTCTTTTCACTGCGAATCAGCACCACATGACGAAGATTTGAGTGATGTCATTCTAACTCGTCCTTGTCCAATTTCAGGTTCTTTCACCCTGACACATCGCGTACCTGCCGAAGTTTTCTCAAAGATAAAGAAATTCGGAGTGTATTACGATCACGATTTCTTGGAGGAGTGTGATATGTTCTGGTCTGTTCCTGGCTGGCGTTTCGGAAAAGAGGCTATAGATACTTTGTTGCGTGATAACTTCAAGGTGTTTGTAGATTACGAAGAAGTTTCTTTAATCAAAGATTAAGAAACAAAAAGCCCGACCTAAGCCGGGCTACGCAAGACCATTGGTCTCGAATCTACCATAGTAGAAATTAGCTCTTTTGTGAGCGTTTGAATCCACAATTCCGAAGAATTGACTATTGAAAAGCCTCCGAAGACAGGTATAAATATAAGAATTAAAACGGTACAGACAAAGAAATTGGCTGTATTATTAACAAAGATTTAGAATGTATGAAAAAATCACCATTAAAGGAACAGATAAAAGAAGCTGCTACGAAAGTTTGTCAGGCGTTGAACGCTCTGCAAGATATTGAGAGACAGTTTGACGATAATCTGGTAGACAAGAACGGTAAGGACTTGGAAGCCGAATACTACGCCCTGCGCAATGCTATTGCATCGGTGAAGTCGGCATATGAGGACATCAAGGACGTTTAATCAACATTATAGACTATGGCAGAAAAAAGTAAAACGACGAGGACAGCAGGCAGACCTGCCATCGGCGGCACTAGACGACAATATGTAGTGACTGACGATGTGCACGAGTGGATAATGGCACACGGTGGCGGTAAGTACCTGACGGAAACTATCCGGACGATCCGCGACATGGAGGAGAACAAACGGCAGTTGCTCATTGCTGACGATGTGCGAGAGTGGATTATGGCGCATGGTGGTGGCAGCTATGTCAATGAGACTATGAGAACTATTATGGCGGTAGCACCGGAATAGAAATAAACAACAATTATAGGAATAATATTTTAAATACTTCATGGAATATGAAAAGAATTGAGAATTTCGACGATTATCGTGCGTTGGTTGACGTGGTAAAGATGCACGACTATAGATACTTCGGGCTGAACTTTCCGATCATCAGCGACGAGGAATATGATGCTATGTACTTTGCTGTGCAGGAGTACGAAGAGCAGCACGCGGACCAGATATTGCCCGACTCACCTACTCAGCAGTGCTACAGTGAGAATGGCAACGGCAAGCGTACCGTGGCACGTCGTACGGCTTGTCTGTCGATGAAGAAGCTGCATGATGCCAAATCGGTGGTGAAATACCTGAGAGCACAACAGAAAGCTGCCAATATCAACGGCAAGGGCACGGAGGTGGATGTAGAGTGGAAATTCGATGGCGAGACGGTGAGCCTTATTTATCGTCGCGGGAGACTCTCGGAGGCCACTTACGGACATGGCAAAGAGCTGTTCGGTATCGACTGCCTGGATCATATGAAGTATGTGAATGGCGTTGAGGGATATGTGGAGCAATGGAAGGATGAGGACCGTGTGGAGCTGAGAGGCGAGGTGATTATCTCGCTTGAAGAGTTCGCTCGTTATAGCAAGGCAGGTAAGTCGCCAAGATCTACAAGCAATGGCATTATGTCGAAGAAAGAGGCTGTGCCGTCGGAGTGCATCCATCTGGAGTTTCATCCCTTCCGCCTGATAGCCGACGGGGTAACATTGCATTATTATGCGATGGACGAGCTGGCTTATAGAGGTTTCCTCACTTGCGGTTTCGTGGAGCAGATAGACCTTGGCAAGAGCGACGACGAGTTGACGCAGGACGTGGAGCGCATAGTATGCACGGCTGAGCTGGAGCGCGAAAAGCTGCCCTACCCTACCGACGGACTTGTATTCAAATTTGACAACTACGACTATTACGATCGCATCGGACAGACCGACCATGACGCAAAGTACAACTGCGCGTTTAAGTTTCGTCCCGTATTCAAGGCCGTAACCACATATCGCGGACATCATACCACGGTAGGCGAGAAGACTGGCAAGGTGACGTATGTCGCCGACTTTGACGAGGTGGAAATGAACGGACACCGTTTTGCACATGCCAACTGCGGCAGCGAGAAGACCTTCAACCAGAAGGGCCTTGTGGCAGGTTGCAAGATAGAGGTTAGCTTGCACGGAGATGTTATCGTGTGCGTGGATGGCAAGGTGGAGGATGAGCCTGAGATTAATCAGAGTCAGGAGCCGGAAGTAGAGCCTTGCGTTATAGAGCCTGAGATTAATCAGAGCCAGGAGCTGGAAGCAGAGCCGGAACCTATACCCCAGCCGAAGCCGAAACGCAAGCATAACTATCCGCAGGTAGGCGAGCCGACACTACGAGAGGAACGCGAGGACACGTCGGAAAGTGAAGACAAGGGCATGAGCGTGAAGACAGTGTTGGCGGGTGTACTGGCGGTGCTGCTGGCAGTGTCAACGGGAGTCGTGATGTTGGCGTTTGCGGGCGCTGCGGTGTTCTTAATGCCGATGATCGGCGGAAAGCGAGAGTGAGTGTTGAATTTTGAATGTTGAATGTTGAATGTTGAATTGTCGGCTTTGCCGATTTTGAATTATTCAATTTTGAATTTTATTTTGACTACTTAATTATGACAGTAGAAGAGTATTTTAATCACTTGAAAGTTATTACTGAAAACGCCGGAGCAGACAAGACAGGCGTAAAGATTGAGACGGAGGACGGATATTGCATCAGCATATCTGTAACTAAGAAACTAAATAAAAAATAGGGCATTTATGAAAAACCAGAAATTCGAGATTCGTATTGCCGTAGGTGGCGATGACGAGAAATTAGGAGTGAACGTGGAAGTATGGAAAGACGGAAAATTCTCTGACTTCAGATTGCTTGATGGCGACAACCTGCGACTCGCATACGAGGCTTCTAAGTATGCGACGGGGATCATTGCACGACTCTACCTTGAGCACCTGCACGAGGAGGGGCAACTTGATGACGAGCAATACAAGAAGCTCCATACGAAATAATATATCGCACAGTTTTTATTAACAATTTAAAACTTTATAGAATTATGGCAGAAACAGAGAAATTTACAAAGAGTCAGATTGCAACATTGAAGCACATCCAGAAGAAAGGTTTTGCGGGTTATCGACGTGTAGACGGAAAGCCAGCGTGTCCGGAACTGGAGGAACTCGTGGAAGCAGGGTATCTTGAGAAGTGGTTTCAGAGCATGTTCGGTGAGGACGTGTACAAGCTGACGGAGAAGGGCGAAAACCTGGTAAGGTCGCTTGTAGGATAAAATCCGGTAAAACGGTTGAATCCGATGTTAAAGAAATATCGGGTTCATCCGTTTCTTCTGATGACTGGCGTGTGGACATAACTGTAAATGACGAATGGGAATAGGTTTATACTTTCGTACTAAGATATTTTCTTATTTAAGTACTTTTATACTTCCGTATTTTCATATATGCCTATGTACGTTTATACGTAAGTACTAACGTATTTATCTACTTATTTATATATTTACTTATTTATGTTTTTATTTATCTACATAGATAGGTAAGTAAGTAGATAGATACATTGATAATTATTTACGTAGATAGATAAATATTTAGGCTGAAAAGTTTGGATATATGAATTATAATTCTTAAATTTGCAACGTGATACAAAGATACTCACGTATTTACGTATTCATATACGTTCGTACTTTTATACGTTCGTAGGTTCGTGGATATTTAGATATGTTCGTACTTATGTATTTAGATAGATATTATTAACATTTAAATACTTAAAGAATATGGAAAGACTCAGAGAAGTTCTCGCCATTGTGAATGACAAAGGCGGAGTAGGTAAGAGCACAACAGCTCACAACTTGGCTTGCGGATTGATCAAGCTGAACCCAGAAACAAGAGTATTGATTGTAGACCTCGACGCTCAGGTGGCCAACGTGTCGTTGCTGTGCGGTTGGCGTGATCGTCAGGACAAGCACGGCACAATGTACGAAGCCTTGGTAGACAAGACTGCGATGCCTGTGTACCAGGTGAGCATTGACAAGCAGGACTATCACGGCAACCTGTTTATCGCTCCCTCATCTGAAGACATGCTAAACGTGGAGCCATTTCTGCTGCGCGAGTTAAACCCATTGAAAGTGCTGTGTAAGTTGTTCGCATTGCCCGTAATGCTTCCAGAAGACAAGGGTGGCAAGCAGAGTGTGATAGAAGCCTTCGACTATATCATCATCGACTGCCCTCCAGCCATGAACCTTGTCACGAAGAACGCCATGTCGGTGGCGACAGGCATCATCATTCCCATGCAGCTTGAGGCACTGCCAACATTTGGCTCGTCGAGCGTGATACACTGGGCAAAGGAAGTGAGAAACGAGATAAACCCCCACCTTGAGCTTCGCGGACTACTGAAGGTGATGGTTGACAAGCGCACAAAGGCAAGCGTGGGTTTCTCGAAACATATTGACGAGGAATACGGCAGTTATGTGTTCAAGACAGAGATACCGCGTCGCACAAAGATCGTGGAAGCCCAGGCGATGATGCAGGACATCTTCACTTATGCTCCTGACTGTGACGCAGCCCAGAGCTATGAGGCGTTTGCAAAAGAGATAGTTGACACATTCAAGAATCAATAAAAAGAGATAACAATGGGATTTAATTGGAACGATTCGCCAGTGAAAAAAGTGGCAGAAGATATAAGGGACAACGGCGAAGCCCCCCTTTTGACACAGAGCACACAGCAAGAGGAATCTTCTGCTGTTGTGCCCGAGTCTGAAAAAGAAACAACAACTGAACCTACGAATGAGGCGGCAGTTGACAATAAAGAGAATGAAGCATCAGAGAATAAAGCTAAAAACACCTCGACACAAGCAGCCAAAGGGCGTAATCATAGAAGAACTCTGACAGACACCTCATTTGCTGCAAAGGGGAAAAAGACTGAGAACGGCATCGTTGTAAACGTGCCTATGGAGGATTATATGCAGTTGACAATGATGAAATTTCAGACGGGTCGCACGCTGAAGGATCTTGCGCTACAGGCAATACATGAGTTTGTAGATAGAAACAAGTAAGGTAAAATCCTACTAAAGTTTTTTACCTCAAGGTGTGCGAGGTAAACAAAAACGTAGGTTTAGACTTTAAGGTACAAACCTACGTTTTTGTTTACGAAGTCACTACAAAAGTGTGCCGAAGTCACTACAAAACTGTGCTGAAGTCACTACAAAAGTGAGCCGAAGTCACTACAAAAGTGTGCTCTTTTGGCGTGTAAGAGACTGATAATCAGCTATAATTTCGTGTCGAAATATAGAATATAAGAATATAGATGATTCTATAGTAATTTATAAATTATAGAAAAAATAAAAAAATCACCGATTCTTCTATATTCTATATTCTATATTACCGAAAGACTAAGAGAAAGAAATTCAATAAGTTAGGAGACAAAAGAGCACACTTTTGTAGTGAAAACAGCACATAAATGTAGTGACTTCAGCACATAAATGTAGTGACTTCGGCACACTTTTGTAGTGACTTACAGGTTACGACTCTAAAAAAGCATGGTATGGAAGACAATAAGCAGATAATAAAGAAATATATCAACACACCTTTTGCCTATGCCAGAGCACAGAAAGGATTGACTTTGCTCCAGCAGAACATCATGGTAAAGGTGGTTGAGCATCTACAGGTGTATATAGGCAAGTACTTTAAAAATCCTGTATTGCAAGGTTCCAAGGAAGACCCTAAGCCTATGATGACGCGCGAGGATAGGGATAATTTGCCTCCTGTGCGCATAGAACTGAGTGAGCTGGGTGTATCTTCCTGTTCGTATAGTAGAGTGCGTGAGGCGTTAAAAGAAGTGCTAAACGTGCAGTTAGAGAAGAACACGTTTGACGATGAAGGAAAACCTGTAAAACGCTTAATACAGATATTCTCGAAGATAGACACACCTGTTACCGACAAAGGGACACAGGTGAGGATGAAGTTAGGCGAGGATGATGAACTGACTGACGTACAGGTGGACCGTACACGAGGATATGTAGACATCTACCTGAATACGGATATGGTCTTTGAAATGTTCGACATGAATCTCGGTTACGTATCGCATCCAAAAGACATAGCACGTATAGGCAAGGTTGACAACATGCCGTTGATGTATTATCTTGTCAGACATAAGATGAAGAACTTCGATCTGTCTAAGGTGGAGATAACCCCTTTTGAAATACGCGACTATCTTGGACTTATAAAGCGTGATGCTGATGGTAACGTGACTGACGTAAAATATCCCCGTTATAGTATGTTTAAATCGCGCATAATAAAAACAGCTCTTGACGATATAAAACGTGCTTGTGATGCGGGGCAGATAGATTTCTATTTCGACATAAAAAAAGAGGTGCGTCCACGAGGTAAGACAAGGGGAGAACCGAGTTATATAGAGTTTGTAAAGGTGGCGGATAAGAAGAAAGCAAAGCAAGACCACCGTAAGGCTTCAGAAAAGCGACTGTGCAAGACGTTATGTGAAATATATCCTACGGTTGACGAAAAGCGTATGATGGCTATATTCAAGACGGTTCCCGAAGGCCTTTGGAACGACTTCAAGGCGTATGCCTATAATGGCGTGCCCCAGGCAGTGGAGCAGCCGCATAGATGGAGTGGCACGATGGAGGACTTCGTGTTTTACATTATGGAGCAATGGATAAAGCAGCATAGCGCGAAGGCCGAGGCACAGCAACAGACTTTTGCCTTTGCTGAAGTCGAGGAAGTGAAACCAGGTGAAAAAGAGTGGCAGATGTTTTTGCGCTTGATTGATAAGCAACTTGCGTCCGACTTGAGCAAGGTTAGGTACCTATCGTTTGAGGATGGTGCTGTATGTTTGGGCGTGGAGAATAAATCTCAAGTAGAAATGATAGAAGAGCATTTTGTCGATGTTGCCGTTTTGTCCCATGCGCAGAAATGCGCCGTTAAGATATTCGGCAAGAAAATTTCCCTGAACTATAAGATTGTAAAACAATAAACATTCACACCGCTTACCCTTCCCAATGGTAAGCGGTGTTTTATTTTGTCCTGTTGGTCTCAGCGACTTTTTCTAATTTTGTACGCAGAAACCAACAAGACATATATATGGAAAAAATCAGAAACATTATGTTATGGCTTATGGCTGTAATCATGCTCGTGGGCTGTGCTGCTTCGCGGAAGACGGAAGGTAGCAAGAGCGAGGAGCGACGGGACAGCACGGTTGAAGCCATTACGGACAGTGTGAAGAAGTCGGATGTGAAGACTGATAGCACTGTTGCTTTTGTTACAGACGAGAGTCATACGTCCGGCACCACAAGCGAGAAGGGTAGGGGAGAGGAGACCGTCCAGGAGCGAGTGACCGAGAGCACGGACGCTCAAGGCAACAAGACCACCACCACCGACCGCACGATACACCGTAAGGGCGACTATGAGCGCAATAGTTCTTACGAGGAACATTTCAAGCATCTGGAATCGACCATATCACGTATGCAGCATACGATAGACAGCCTTGTGTTGAGCAATAGGCTGAATGTCGGCACCCACTGGGCAAAGAAGGACAGCACGAATGTGACGAAGGAGAAGAACACAAAAGAGATAAAAGACACTTCTTTTGAAGCCTTTATGTGGAAAGCCATGAAGGAACTTGCATTCTGGGCATTTGTATTATTATATATCTTAGGATTTTTATCATGGCTAAAAGACAAGACAGGCAAATGGTTGAAATAACCGAGCAGCCGGAAGTCACCTTGCAAGACTTTGTGATTCCTGCCAAGATAGAAGCTTTCTGTGAGAAATACAAGCCTCTTGACCATTGGCGTGAAGACTGCGACATGTTCACCGACTATCAGCTTCGCTCGTATTTCAAGGCAGTAGTTTGTCCGTTGGGCGACCCGCTGGCATTGTACCTACAGGAGTTGGCTGTGAGAGGTTTTAAGATGAAGGACGATGAATGCGGAGAGCCAGTCATCTACGCTGCGCTAAGGTGAATTTTGAATTTTGAGTTTTGAGTTTTGAATTATCGGCAAAGCCGATTTTGAATTGTTCAATTTTGATTTAAGAATTGCTAAGCAAAAATTATGAAACCAAAGCTCTAACTCAAAACTCAGTAAATCAAAATGCGCATAGCGCACAATTCAAAACTCAAAAATCAAAACTCAAAATTTGGAATATGAAGAAACCTCATTATTTTTACAAGATTTCGGCTACATCTAATGTTGGTCAAGACATTCAGGCGTTCATGCTCCGTTGTCAGGAAGCAGAAGAAAAGGCACGTGAGTGGGCAAAAAAACAAGGCGCGAGCAGTTATTACGAGTCACCTGAAGGTATGGCAGGTGGAGTGGGAGCCGTGGTGTTTGCCGATACCACCGGACGAGACGGATGGGACAAGGAAGTGTCGCCCGACGGACGTGTCTTCTTCTTCCCCATCGAAGGCACCGATTTGGATAAAGAGATGAATGCCCTGCCCGTCGTGAGCGAGGCAGAGCTGTTCGGCATACTAAACCTACAGCCGAAGCGCACGAAAGAAAATCTGCCATTGCCCATGACATTCGGCAATAGCACACCCATCGTGTTCCTGCATCAAGGCTTCTGGTATGCCGACGTTCCTTATGTAAGTGCCGACATAACACTCACGAAGATAGAAGAAAAAGAGTTTTATCGTCGCAAGATGGCAGCGATAAACGAACGAAAATAAGTAGTAAGTAGTAGATCATAAGTGGTTAATAATTAGGTCTTAGTTTAGATTTGTTTTTTTATGCGTTACCCGTCCGTGAGGATAGGTAACGCTTTTTTTTAAAACGTTAGTCTTGTGTAGGATGGTCGGCAACCATATAATCCTCGTCTAATCTTATGCTGTTGTATCGTTTCGCTTCGTTGAGCATACGAGTGAGGTCGGCTATTTGCTTTTGCTGTTCGGCAATAATATCGAGTAGCCGGCGCTGTTGCTCTATGTGCTCATTCTCTAACTTTACGATAGCCGCAAGATTCGCGTCGCTGATATTGTCGGCTGGTGTTGCCGACTCTTGCGCATCTTCCGTCTCTCTCGTTTTTGCCACAACACCTGGCACTACCGATGGGGCAATCTGTACGTCCAGGGGGTTGAGCATAGAACGCTCTCCGTGCTGACGTTCGTCCGTACTGCTTGCGTAGCCTTGTGCTGGTTCGAGAATATCATTTGGCGTAGGCATACCAGGCACTACAGCACCGTCTGCGCCGGCATCTGCATCACGAAAGAAGGCAGAGAGAGGAATCTGATAAGCGTTGCAGAGTCGGAGCATACTAAGGACAGGCATTGGACCTTCGCATCTAACCCACGCCTTAAACCGATTGTTAGACTTGGCTCCGAGGGCTTGCAGAATCTCGCCTTTTGGTATCTCAGGGTTGGCTTCGAGCCATTGGCTTAAAAAAGAGAAATTGTACTGGTACTTCATAATGACAAGTGTTAATGTGAAATCTTTAAGTATTAAAAAATGCAAAACTATTGGTTTAACCAATAGTAAAAATTGGTTATTTCAATTTTAAGAATTATATTTGCTTCAAATTTAAGAAATAAGAATTAGATGACCAAGGAAATCATTGAAAAAATCACTAAATCATGCACGCCGCTGCGGACGGATGATTTGACCGTTGAGGACAAAAAGAATCTGTATGTTGCATTGGCTAAGAAGGGCTTTACGCTCGCCACTTTCTACCTTCGTTTCTTCCAGAAAGGATTCTCAAAATGGGAGATAGAAGGTACTGACGAGTGTAAACGTCAATTCTTACTATTGTCAGATGTGTCACATTCTTTGTTGGAATATGTAGACGAGAATGACTCGCAGATGGAGAAGGGCGATAAGGGGTATCTATACACCTTGGCGCAGAGCAATGATCCTGGCGTTTTCTATTCTTGTCTCAAGCGAGTGAACGCTGGTATGTGCAACAAGTTTATCGCTTATATGAATGAGCGGGGAATGAGTGCCGCCACCGTGATAAAGCGTTTCACATCTGAGAACTGGAAACCGTGGGAGCAGGAAGGCATACGCAACCTTCTCACTTCTTATTTTATCGACGAACAACTATAATACTTTATATATGCTTGACATTACGCTTGACTTAGAAACCTGCTCGCTTTGCCCCACAGCAGCAGTCATGTCGATTGGTGCAGTTGCATGGAGGCGAGATAGCGAAAAAACTCCTTTTTATAATTTGAAAGACGGCACGCAAGACCCTTCAAGTGTGTTCTCTTGCCACATAGATCTCCGTAGTATGTTTGTCAACAAATATACCTTTGATGACAAGACAGCGGAGTGGTGGGGTACTAAGAGCGATAAGGCCAAAGCTTCGTTGCTGAGTAACGACAGCTATGAGTTGCCGTGCCGACCTATTGAGGTAGCCGTGAAGGATCTTTTTGAGTGGTTGGAGGAGTTTAAGAAAGAGCAAGGCAACCAGGACGTTTGCCTTTGGGCACAGGGGTCTGACTTCGACATCGCTATCTTGCGTAATATCTGCTATAAGTTGGGCATAGATATTCCCGTGCATTATACCAACTTCCGCGACCACCGCACGTTTATCTACGAGGCGGCCCGACTGATATGCAATGCGCGTGACGTGTTCTATCGTCCGAGCGAGGCATACGACCTTGTGGAAGACTATAAGGACGTGGAGAAGGGTGCGGAACACGACCCCGTGTTCGACTGCAAGCGCAGCATATATTCAACGTGGCAGATGATGAAGAAATTGGCTCATCTGAAATATCCGGAGGAATAATGCCTAACCACGAGTATCTGAACTATCCCTATATTCCCAACCGTCAGAACAAGAGACAAGGACGACCTACGCATCGGGAGTATCTGCATCGCATAGCCTATACTGAAATGGTGCGCGACTATGACGGCGACAACAAAGTGTTGCTCTTCCACGCGCCATTCGCCTTAGTGAAGGATGTGTGTCAGAAGTTGTTCACGATGATGCAGGGCAATGTAGGGAATATTATAGTAAGAAATGAGCATTCCTGCCGAGTGAAAAATGGCAAATGCTATTGGCGTGTGGCTGTGGAGATAATCGATCTTAATGAGAGCTTTATTTCGTTCAAGGATTTCGTGCTGATGCTGATTAGCTGCATGAAGGACTTGGCTAACTGCACCATCCGACACTTCCGCACGGAGACATTTCTGAACTTATAGTAAATAACAAATGTAAAACAAAAAGAATAAAGGACAGCACGACGATGGAGGTAGCGGTAACGCCCTCCTATAAGTAAGCTTCGCCAGTAATAAGGAACTGAAGGCCTCGGAGACTGAGCAAGGCTTAAAGAAGTTTGGCGCATCGTCGGCTGTTCCTTTTTAATAATAAAGGGAAACTATGTTCTTTCATCCTATCATCAATCGTCTCGCCAACATCGACCTGCACCTTCTCGTGAAGCCCGCCAACGAGCAGCGCATAGAGGGTCAGACCGCGTGTTTCTGTCCTATCTGCAAGAAGGGACAGGATGCGGATGCTGATGTCAAGCAGACACCTCACTTCATCATCTATGAAAATGAGCGAGGTGGACTGTATTCGGGTGTGGGCGTTGACGACAACCGAATGGCAGAGCATGGTGCCGTGAAATGGAAATGCACCCGCACGGGTAAGACCGGCTACGGATCCATCGAACTGTATGCAGCCAAGATGAATCTTCCTATGCACGGATATAGTCTTCAGCGCATCTGCCAAAGACTGGTAAGGGATGTGTATGGCGATACCGACGAGGTGCGCCGTGCCTTCCCAGAGGTGTTCGCCAAGATGGACTATCGTACTCAGGCACAGCAGACCATCGAGACGTTTTCCTTCATGCCGAAGACCGACTTCTCGCCACAAGAGCTTGTAGCTCTTGGGTGTGAGGTTACGCTCGATAAAGGATTGCCTCGCTTCGGCTTTGGCAGTACGTTCACTCCCGACATGCTCAACAAGGACTTCCGTATCTATTCTCTTCTGAGCGTGACGCTGCCCGATGTGATACGCGACGGACAGCATGTGAGCGAGATTATCCACGGCACACCCTGGAATCCGCTGTTTGTATGCTTTGCCTCGCAGGAGATAGGTCCGCAAAACTCATACGGATGTTTCTTCCGTCCGGCAATGGCTGGGAGCGAACCGATAGTGTTCTCTACAGCCGAGGAGCATAGCGTGAGGAAGGTGAGCAAGTGGCTCATGGGCGACAACGTGTTTGTTCATGCAATGGATAATCGCAAGAGCGACAACACAGCCGTTCATGCTGCCATCGCCAAGTACGATCCCGAAGAGAAATACACCGAAGAGAAGAAGATTTGGGTAGAGAGAGAAGATAAGGAAGGTAAGGGCAAAGGAACTTTCAAAGAGGAGAAATACACCATCCCCACCGCCGAGATAAAGGCTCGCAACATCGTGTTTTGCCGCACCCCCGAAGACGCATTGAACGTGTATTATGCTATGCGTTCTTTGCGCCTTGACAAGGCAGAAGACCAGCATTTTCAAGACTTTTGTTGGTATCATGTGGCGTTCTCCATCGGACGGAGAAATTTTTGGTACATAGAGCGTGGAGAGTGGAAACGGGAGAATCTTGATTTCAGTGCTGTGCAATATCAGAAGATGAACCGCTTTGCCGAGCACGTCATCATCCTATACCCCAACGACATTGCATCACAGCGCGACTGCGGAGCTATATGCACCAAGTTCAGTTCGTTGTATTATGCAATGCTGCCCGAGGGTTTCCGCTCGCGTTATTGTCGACGCTGGCAATGGCTATACGGCTGCTCTCCCCGAAGCGTGCGCGACTATCTGCTGACATACACGATGAACGCAGAAGAGAACTTCCAGTTCGACCACGATCTTCGTCTTCCACTCTATTCCCGATTGCGCGGAGCCAGGAATACGGAGCCATTTGAGATAGAATACCCGCGTGACCCTCGAAGTGGAAAGCCCAAACCACCTACCTGCAAGGTATCGCCTACGCGATTGTGGCTATTTATGACCGCTCACGGATATTACCGCATGATAGACCCGGAGAGCACCGATCTCGTAGGACAGTATATCCACCTGAACAAATGCTTCGTGGAGTATATCGACGCAAAGAGTATCATCCAGGCAGCAAAGACAATGCTTTTGGAATATATAGAACAGGCATGGCGACATAGCGACAACGAGCGGCGCTTGATGTCCGACTGTGCCAATATGGTGGATAAGGCCTTCACAGAAAAGTCTGCCGGAGGCTTACAGAGTATGGTGATAAACTTTGCCGATGCTTTCGATGCCAAGACGGAGTATTTCTACTTCAACAATGTGGCATTGAAGATAACGCCTGACAGCATCCGCACGGTGTCGTATGACGACATCAATTTCTTTATTCCCTCGCTTGCAAAGAAGCCGTATGATTTCACGATGAGAGCCTTCAAGACACCGTTCACCATAACCGAGCGACAGGAATACCGCGACCGACTGGAAGCGATAGACAAGAAGGAGAAGATGCAGAATGAGGACGGGTCTTTGGTGTTCTCTACATTCGAGATAGGGCAGATGAAAGCCGACCTCGAAGAATGGGCGCAAACCTACCGATGGGTAGTCGATTGGCAAGGTCAGCGCGAGCAAGACCTTTGGCCTATTCTGCGTATTGTGCGCGGTTGTTCAAACGTCCTTTGGGAACAGGAACAGGAAGCGCAACGCAACAAGAAGAAATTGACGGATGAAGAACAAGCCATAATAGGTGCGCATTTCGTCAATATGATTTCGGCTATCGGTCGTCTGTGTTATCGTTCCGATAAAGGTATGCTCCCCGTTTGCCCTTACTTCCTCGAAGACGACATTCCAGATGAAAAGCAGGCTACTGGCGGTTCGGGCAAGTCGCTCATCGTAAAATTGGTGGTGGGAAGTGCTGTTTATGTGCTCGATGTTGATATGAAGCGATTTGTTTCAGTCACAGACGCTAAGTTTGAATTGGGCAAATTGTCTTCTGAGCCATACAAATACAGAGTACTGCATTGGGAAGACAAACCAAAGGCTTTTCCCATGAAGTATTTCTATAACATGATTACGTCGGGCTTGACTGTAGAGAGAAAGATGGTTGACCCTGTGACGTTCGCTGCGGAGGATGCACCTAAGAGTGTTATTACCTGCAACTATCCGATGTCGGATGATGACGATTCTACGGTAGGACGTTTTCCCCTCGTCAGCTTCTCCAATCGTTTCGCGCGAGCCAATCCACAGAAGCACAAGGCAGCCCGCTTGCCATCTGCATTGATGAAGAACTTCAGCATGAAGCCCGAGGAGATTGACGACACCGACCGCAACCAGACCATCTACCTTTGCGCCCTTGCAGTTCAGTTCCTGATGCGCTATCACACCTTTGCTATTGCACCGCAAGGCAATGTGCGCCGCCGCCAGATGGTGCAGAAGCTCACCGAGAGCATTGTTCGCTACTTCGAGTGGTTCTTCTCTCGTAATGAGGTTTACGGAGTGCCAATATGTACCGATGATATGTTCAACGAGTTTATGCGCGACTGGGCGGATGCTTCCGAGGGTAAGAGTAAGGAGTATAGCCGAGCCACCTTCAAGAAGAAGATATACGACTATTGCGAGAACATGTCGATAGCGTGCAACCCGAAGCACCTCTTCGAGAACGAGAGCGACAAGCAGCGCAAGTGTTTCAAGCTGCAGGCATGGGTTACACAGGAATACTTTACCGGTCGTGAGTGGGAGAATGACAACACCATCGAGCCGAAGTTCATACGCTACATGCAGACCTCCAAGCACGTGTTCTTCTTCTTCCGTCCTGGCAAGGACGCAATACCGAAGGATTACCGAGAGCTCAAGCGCATAGCTAAGCAATATGCCGAACAGCCCGACCCGCTGCCATACCGTGACGATGATGGCAACATCGTGCAGCTCACCGATGAAGAGAAGGAACGCTGGGAGAACAACAAGACACGCAAACAGGGTAGGCGAATGTCGTCACCTGCGGCAACGAATAACACAACGGCAAGTGTTCCAGATATAAACGAGGAGAATATGCCGTTCTGAGAATCAACAAAAACAAGAATGCAACATTTTTAAATCATTATAGATTATGGTAAAGATTATTTTAAGAAAGGATTACAAGACAAGAGTAGTGCCAATTGAAGAATCAATTGGCTATTATTTGGCAAAAAGAGCAGCCCGTACATGGACCGAAGATTTTATAGATGAAGACACTAAGAAAACTGTAACAATCGATCGTTGTGAGGTATTGCTTGAGCGAGGAAAACTAATCACCTACGGGTTGGCTAACGAACTTAAAAAGGATGGCGTTAATGAGGTTGAAATCTCCAACTGTCCTTTCCGTGCGGAAGAGGAACAATATTTCCCTGGTCTCGCTCATGTAAAAGTGACTGTTCGTAGTAGCAATAACGAGAATGCTGTGCTTATTGTACGTAGCGACTCTCTGCGTGGAGCACAAGATTGCGCTATTGACTATGCGGAGGGAGCTGTAAACAAGATTTTTGACTCTCCAGACGCAAGCTATGTGTATATCACAAAGTCAGAGATAATCGGAAAGTTCCATTTTATCGGTCGTACAAATGCCGACATTGAGGAGGAAGAAGAGCAGCTGGAAAAAGACCCTGATGCGCTCGTAAAAGAGCCGTTCAAGGTAAAGGCCAACTTTATAGATACAGATGTTTTCGACCCGGAAGACCGATTTCATTATGGAGTACATAAAAATGATATGTTTGTTGTGTGGGCATACGATGTAGTGACAGCTAAAAATATCGTTTTTGATTATCTCAAGCATAAGTTCCATACCGTATATAACGACCGAGAGACTTTGCGTATTGTGGGCGCTACGCAGTTCTATGCACATACCTATGTTCCTGCTGAGTACTGCAATGAGTATATCACAGATGAAAAGAAAAGGCTTCCAGTAGAAGAGTAATATTTTTGGTTATGCGAACATTCACCCCCCCATGTGCGACAACTGCATCTCTTACGACCAAATAAAATGCAGTTGCAGAGAAGAGAGCTCACCGCTGTTCGGTGGAAATATTAGTCCGTTGCACCTCGCTTGCAGCAGTTTTATCGGGCTGTCAAAGGTGTATGCTCCTAAGAACCGAGTAAAGAAATGGTACAAGGTGCGCACGGTAAACGATATGAGCGACAGCAAGGCGAGATTATATTAAACGGTAAACATAAATAAACAAATAAAAACTATAAACAAAATGGCAAGTTACAACGGAAACATCGATCTGCTCTCGTTAAACGGAGCGCAGGTGTTCAAGGGTCTTGACAAGAACAACCCCGAACGAGTGTATGTCTGCATCCCGGCAGACTTGAACGAAATCAAAGTGGAGCAGCATCCACAGAAGCCCGACCGCACACTGGCTAAGATGCGTGTGAATATCTGGCCACTGAACGAGAACTACAAAAACACCGTGCGTCGTTCGGCAATGGAGCGTGGCGACACAAACGTTACTGTTCCCACACATGAAATGCAGATGTCTTTCTCTGTAGATTTCGTCAAGGTAGCGGTAAAGAAATACCCTAAGCTCGTGGAGCAGGTGAAGGAGGCAAACAAGGAACGTGACCCTGACATCGTGAGCCAAGACCCAACCGATGAGAACACCCACCTCTTTAAGGCTATCCGTCAGCGTCTGAACAAGCGACTGGCTATGCTTTACCAGCCACAGCCTACACAGCAGTCGTCGCCTTATGCTACACCGAATGTAGGCGTAGCAGGTGCAGTCACCGGCTATGTGGCACCGGCAGAATCAAGCGGCGTAGACCTTGGCGGTTATAATCCGGCGGAAGACGAGGCCTTGCCGTTCTAAAAGAATTAGGAGTTTTGAGTTTTGAGTTTTGAATTGTCGGCTATGCCGATTGTGAATTATTCAATTAGGAATTGGAATTTCACGGCTCGTAACTCAAATTTCAAAACTCAAAACTCGCAATGTGCACAATTCAAAACTCAAAATTCAAAATTCAACATGAAGTTACAAGCCCAATCATCCAAAGCCCTACACGCTGCCCTAAACAAGTCGGCAAAGTGTATCGGATCTAAGAACACTATAGCAATCCTCGACAACGTGCTGTTGACACGCAAGGGAGAGCAGTTCTTCCTTACATCATCAACAACCGAGGCACAGCTCACCATTCCGGCACCGCTCACCCTTTGCAGCGGCACATACGACCGCGATATAGTGCTGCCTATCAAGATGCTCAGCGCATTGTTAGGTACATTGCCCGATTGTGTAGTTACATTCGACATTCCTGACAACAGCCAGTCGTTCACCGTAGAATATTGCACAAGCAGCGAGGACAAAGTAAAGCCAGGTAAGGCGCAGATGTACCTCTTTCCTGGAAACGACTATCCCCAGATGGTACAGCCGAAAGCCGAGCAGTCGTCAAAAATCAGTCTGCCAATGTCGCTGTTCCGCTCCGTTGTAGACACAGCTGACAAGTTCGTTTTTTTCGAACTGCTACGTCCTACACTCTCTTGTCTCTGCATCGATGTAGCCGAAGACCGTTCAGAGGTGGTGTTCGTCGGAACTAACGGACACACACTTGTCAAGGCGATGCACAGTAACGACCCTTCAAAGGGAGGCAGCGACTTCTTTCGTGGTGGCGAACCTTGCAAGACGCTTATTCACCGCAACTATTTCCGCACACTCTCCGCTTTTGATGGTAGTGAGGACATTAACATTGAGAACGACGGGCATACCATCCGCTTCACGTCAGGCGACACCGAATTGATATGTAAGCACATGGAGGGTAGATACCCAAACTACAACTCCGTCATTCCGAAGTCGAATCCGTTCTATGTAGTGTTCGATAAGAAGGAAATGCTCGACATCCTGCGTCGTGTCAGTCTATTCTCAAGCAATGCGAGCAACCTCGTAGAGATAAAGAAGAACGGCATGTTCCTCACCGTGTCGGCAAGCGACGCAGACTTTGCCATATCGGGCGAAGACCAGGTGTGCATAGCCGATGCCCAGTGTGAAGACAATTTCCGCATTGGTTTGAAGTCTACATCCTTCCAGACCTGCATCAACTCCATCCCTTCTGACACTATACGAATGCAGTTGCTCGACGCTTCGCACGCCGTGGTAATTACCGCCGACGAACCGGCACCAAAGGTAATGACATTGTGTGTGCCAATGATGCTGAACGATTAAAACTCAAAATTAAAAAAATGGACGATACTCTCCTATTCATTCCGCCTTGCTGCGTAGACAATAAGCTGCCCAAGGCGGTCAACCAGGCACCCCACCGTCAGCTCACGTTTTACACGCATGGCGACGTGACAGCGGAGAAATTCTATAAGGCAGTGAGCCACCTCGTGATAGATCCTCATGTCATGGTGCTCACCATGCCTTCGCCTAAACAAGAGACATTCATGTTTCTTGAGCAATGCTTTGAGCGAGGATGGATAACCCACCTCGTGCTATCCACTCTTTACTCATGCGACTCTTTGCTGCATAAGCATCTGGGCGAATACGCCGACCGCATCATTTATGCACAGAGCGACAACGTGAGTTTTTACAGTAGTCACATGGTGCTTTATAACAAAGACCGTGCCCTGACACTCAATGGGCCGATGTTCGACCGTCCTCAAACCGACGCGGCTCTTGTGTCCTACAATCTCGTGTTCCACCCTTCACATCTGCTCAGCTCTACAAGCGACTGGGGCAACCCACTGCGCAACATCCTCTTCCCCGACGTGCTGCGTCAGCGTAAGAAGATTTTTGCCGGAGGCGTGAAACTGATAAAGGATAAGACAATAGACAGATTTATACATCTTGAATTTCCGCCATTTAAAGAAGAATAACAATGAGACAACCCACACAATCATACACCGAGCTTCGCCGATATATGGAGAAATGGCAGTGGAATGACCCTCGCACGGGATGCCGGGTCACGGGTTTTAATCCGCCGCAGACAGCCAGGAACGTGCAGCGTATGCCGTTCTATATCAAGTTCCTTACCAAGAGCGGACATGTAGACATCGGTACATGCGTATGCCTCGCCGTAGACATCGACCGCCATCAGCGCAAGGTGCAGTTCGTCGAGAGTGGCGAGATAAGGGTTGTCAACGATATACTTGTGCTGGAAGTAGACGGTACGAGATTTATTACGCATTAATACATAAAATTTGTTTTTTCTTTATTATGTTATTTGAAGGATTTTAAATTCATGGCTAAAAGGTTTAGTGAAACCAGATAAGTGTTAAAAGCACTTTTGTTGAAGATTATTATTCGGCTTGTTCGTGAGAATATGCCGTATGCGTTTTTTTTTATAACTATTATGAGATTCTTCGGTCCGTGAGGATAGAGGAATTTCTTTAAACTTAATTATAAACTTAAAACAATATATATATGTGGAATCCATTTAAAAGAAACAAGCATAATAAGTTGCAAGAGTTGCGCGACTTATCTGCTATCTCGGCAATTCTCAATGAGTTTGAACGTCACGGGCTGATACATTGGCAGCGCCGAGATAAGATACTTGTTATTGAGGAATCTCTGGTAAAATTGAAATTAGCCGAAGGAAGAAGCGGCTTTTTGAAGTTTCTCAACCAGGTGGCCATGTGGCAGAACAATAACATCGCTCAAGAAGCCTACGAAGCTCATCGTCTGAAGGTGGAGACCGAAGCTGTGCGTAAGGCACAGGCCCAGTTCGCTATGCTCACCAAAGGAGACCTTCAACGTATTCGTCAGAACGCTCGTGAGCAGATGCCTATCATTCCTCTTGAGCAACTAAAGTTTATCAAGGAATTTGATATCTTCGTTGTGCGAGCCGATGCTCCCTCTCTTCAAGACGCTACTAAAGAAGACGGTCATCTGCTTGCTCTCGGCCATTACGACGGAGAGAAGGTAGAAATGGCAATGTACGAGGATATAAAATACATATTGTATGATAGACCTGAGTCTTGACCGTCACGACTTCGTAGCAGCTGTTGAAGGTTTCGCCCATGGCTCGCATCTACGTCAGCACGTGTGGCGTGAAATGGTGTTCCGTAATATTCCGCAGATGACCGATGACGACATGGACTTCTTCTGGTTCATCTTCCGTCGTAACCTATGGGATTGCTATTTCTGTGAAATCAATGGACGTATGACCAAGCATTGCGGACATAAATATTACCTGCATACGTTGGCAGCTTTGCATAGAGGCAACAGATATAAAGTGACGTTTTTGCCCGACAATCTCAAGCAGCCCCTGACAGCTGAGTGTTATAGATTTGGTGGGCATTATCGTCCGCTACGCATTCCCGGACAGGAGTCGCGCATGGCTTCCTTTGATAGCTATGTTCCTCGCGAATGGATAAAAGATGTTGTCACCTACAAAATGCCTCATAACAAATATGTACAGGAAGGTAAGGAAGAGTGGTGGACCAACTTGGGCGTTTACGACGATAAAATATTATTATAAATCCGAAACATTATGCCGATAAGAGAAAAAAATTAAGCAATAGAGGAAATTAGGGGAAAAAAAGGAAAATTTCCCCTAATTGTTTCTCTCTAAAATAATGAGATATGAAACAAAATATAAAACTAAAGAATTTTTTGCGTAGTTTGCCAGAAGGTGCTAAGCTGTATAGCCCTCTGTTAGGTTGGGTAAAGGTAGCCGACGTGAATGATTCAGGAATCTGTGTAGTAAACTTTTTCGACCAAAAAGACAATGAGAGTTATCTTTTTCGCGACGATGCACATTTAGCCAACTTTGAACAAGGAGAACCTATGCTACTACCTTCTTTTTCGTGCCGTAGTTGGGATATTCTTGATTTTAATGATGGCGACATAGTGGCTGTAGATATTCTTTTGAACAGTGGCAAGATGAAAACTTTTATTATGAAGTTTAAAGGTCTGTCTGTTGATCCCTCCTTCACTGTCCATTATTATCTTCTTGGATCTTTAAAAACAAAGACGTTATTAATTGACCAAGAGATGATCATTCATGGTTCGTATTCAAGAGAACGGCTAATTATTTTTAGATCCGCCACAGAAACGGAAGAGGAAAAGTTTAAGGCAAAAGTTGAAAAACTAAATTTGCAGATATGAACCCTAAGTTAAATAAATTTATAAAGCAGTACAAGGTTAGTTGCAATAAGTTGGCAGAAGCCGTCAACGAACAGCTCTTCGACGGCTGTCGCAAGTGGTATTGGATAGGCGATGAGGTAGGCGGAGCGTGCGACTTCGAGGAAGCCGACGTGTTGAACCCGGAAGATATGGTGCGTATCATTGAGAACGGTCTCACCTATGACGAATATGCCGAGTGGCGTGAAGCCAACCTCGACAACAATCGTTACATCAATCTCAAGTCGTGGCTCATGGGGCTGCGGCATGATATGCTGAAGGAAGAAAACGAACAACAATAGACAATATGGAAACAAAACGTAAATATACTGACGAGCCAGGAGCTGATAAGGGAGCCATACATTTGATAATAAACAAATTTCGTGGCAGCATCTGTCCGTTTTGTTGCAATAAGCAGTACGACCCCGATACGGTTCCTGTGGCGACTGTAAAGGAACTGAAAACAGCACATACTGTTATGCTTACTGGTGGAGAACCGTTCGTTGTGCCCGGCATTGTTGAATTTTGTTCACACCTGCGCTTTGATTACCCTAATATCAAGCAACTCTACGTTTACACTTCTGGCTGTGAGATGTTGTGCTATGATGAATTGTCTTTTGATCCATCTTATTTCAGTCTGAACGTGGATGGTATTTATTTCTCACCAAAGATTGAAATTGACTATAAGGCGATTAAGAAGATGCTGACTAAGAAATCTTTTGCGTTAGATTTCTTTCACTTCGTCCGCAACAACCGCATCATTCTCATGCCTAACGACTTTATGACTCGTGAGCAGCAGGAGGAATACATCAAGAGCCTATCTCTCGAAGGTTTGGCTTTTTATGGTGCAAAATTTGACATAGAATACAGAGAATGGAAGGAAGAGTTTCAGCCGAATGGTGGCGTGTGGCGCAGACTTCCAGTGTTCTTGTAATCGTTTCATCCCAAGAAGTAAAATCATTCATATAAGTAAATTTTAGGTTGTTGGAAGGACAGTCGTTGTGAAACGGCTGCCCTTCGTCTTTCTTATACAAAACTAAAAAATCAAAAATGAATAATTCAAAATGCGCTTAGCGCACAATTCACAATTCAAAACGCCCTATCTTCCACTGGGCAACACATACCAACCGCCACCGCCACGGAAGAACTTGCAACCTAAGTACAGCGTATCGAAGGCGTCCGTAAAATCGGTACGTTGCTGTAAGGGCAGCGTGTCCTCGCTCTCAGGCTTCTTCTCCTGACTCTTGTCTTTGTGGAAACCCTTGTACGAAATCTCTACCTCACATAGCTGCATGGCAATGATAAGGTCGGGGTTGTTTGGTTGGTTGATGCGGATGGCAGGGTAGGAGAGGTGAGCCAAGCCATCGTTGATAATCTTGTGCTTGATGTCGTGCTTCTCCGGCACACCCATGTCAATGGCCGTCACGTTCCAACCTCGCTTCTCCAGTTCGGCAATAACGGTCATGTAGAAACGCTCGTCGGTGGTGGCGTATGACGCGCCCTGCTTTGCTGTAGTATCATAGAAATATGTCACGTCGCGGTTGATGGCCCGCTTGGGAGCATAATAATCCGAAAAGTCGGCTATCAGTTCGCGCAGCTTGCGTTCGTTCTTCACATAGAAACTCTTGATGACGTTCAGACATTCCATGCCGTCACGCTCATACATTTGCCCAACCACCAAGGTGTTGATGTTGGCATTGTAGTCGAGGGCTATATATAGAGGTAGGGAGTTGATGCAGTCGGAGTCCATGCGTGAGTCGTTGCGCTCGCTCAATTCCTTGAAGTCTGGTTGATAACTCTCGCTTGTGACGCGCTTGCCGCCGATGATACCCGTTACTTTTTTTGTGCTAAAATTTGCTTGATTTAAAATATCCTCATCTGGAATATACCCGTGAACATGGTCGATGTCGAGGTTGGAGTAAAAGCCATCGTTTGTCTTCTTTACTTTGATGTTGAGGATTGAAATTGCGAAGGTCATGGGTGGAAGATCGCGGCGCATCTGCCTTATGTAATCCTCACCCAAAACATCCACATTGTCGAGGGATGAAGCACGTCGCACACAGAAAGCCACTCGGCGCAGCTCTCGCAGATAACCGTCCGTGAACTTCTTTGAGCGCAGGAACATCTGCATCTCGAAATCCTCTTCCGGCGTGATAAGGTATTCGTAATCATAAATCAGTTCGGCATCGTCCTGGGGAATGAGTTTATAGTTGACAGCCATCTCAACCATGCCCTTTGTGATATGTTGGCCATGGTTGGGCATAATCTTGAACTGCCCTTCATGCTTCATCATCTTCAGAGCCACGGCACGGATCATCGTGCGCAACTCCTTCGGCACCACATGAACCGAGTGACTGGTCTTCTTGGCGTTATACAGCAGGTCGTTGTAGCGTATCACCTTGTTGGCGTAATCTTCCAACTGCTCCTGCACCCATCGATAAGTCTTGCCTTTGAATGGACCTGTCTCAACGGTTAAGTCTAACTTCTCCTCCTCCCTTTCGAGCCATGACCCTTTGGCTGTGAGCGCAGCGTCGGAGAGGAAGCGTGTGCTCTTATACATGGGGTTATACTCCGTGAAGTTGATGTCGCCCAGCGGATGTGTCTGGCCTGAAAGAGCCGGCAGCAACTCGTCAGTTACCTTTTTTAGCGGAAAGAACCTCGCTTCGTCCCCCACAAGCGCGCTAAAAGTGTAGCTGTTGGCACTCGCGGTCTGCGAGAGGGAGATAAGAACCCACAAGGCTCCATTGGCAAACCATATCACATTATCGTAGTTCTTAGGCTTGAAGATACTCTCGCGAGCATGTTTCGGCGGTCGTCCCCAACCAAAATGAATGCCCTGCGTAAAGCCAAACATACGTTCCATGGCGGCCATGGTGCCCGGTATGGTCTTGCCGAAGCCCTGTTGACGCGACACAGCCACCCATGCGCCGAGCATACCAGGCATGGAGTTGGAGGCCGTCCAGACGTAAGGAGCCACAAGTCCGTCGGTCTTACCCACACGGCGGGCAGCAATCACTCGCTCATCCTTGGCTCCCATGTATAGTGACTGCTGCTGGAATTTGGTTAAGTATATGTTGTGTGCTTGCTGCATTGTGTTATCCTGATTTTGTGTTGTGTTGCTTATTCGCTGTGCGTCTTATGTCCTATGTGCCATTTGTTGCACGTCCTGCATCGGTACGCTATCATGCCCTGTGCCCGCAGCTTTGGATTCTGATTGAGATATTCCCAAGCATCATCTTCCGTCTCGTAAGCCTCTTTCGCTTTCCAAGAGTGCTGCTTGCGAGTGTAGTGTTCAGGGTCCGGCTTGAACGGCGGAACCTTGTTGAAGTATTTGTGTCGGTTGTTACTCATGTGTTGTTGTTGTGTTGATTATATTAAAATAGTGCGAGTTGTGCTTGCTCCAACTTGATACGCTGGCAAGCTTTCTCGTAATACTCTTTGTTGAGTTCAAAGCCTATGAAGTTACGCTTCTCGCGGATGGCGGCAATAGCAGTGGTGCCGCTGCCCATGAACGGGTCGAGTACAATTTCTCCTTGCAGGCTTGAGTTTACGATATGCTTCTCGAAGAACGACAGAGGTTTTATTGTATGGTGTCCCCAAGCCTTTTTGTCGGTAGAATTAAGAGGTGTAATGAAATACGTTCCTTTTGTGGAAACATTGCCGTATATCTTTACTCCCTTTTCTCTGAAGAACAGGCAATACTCGGTATCAGTAATGTATTTGTTGCCACATGCAGGAATAGGATTAGTCTTATGCCATGTAAGCAAATTCCAGTTACATTCTTTTCCTCGCACGAAATAGTCTAAGTAAATGGGGATTTGCTTTTGGCTACACCACAAGTATATATTTATCTTTTTCATTACCCTACAGCATTCGTCGAGAACTTTAAGGTCAAAACCTCTTTTTATTTCTTCGAGTTCCTTTGCGTATCGCTTATCATCTTGTGTGTATATTCCTCCCCCAGTATTGTCTAACAAATAGGGAGGGTCGGTCACTATCAACGAGACGCTTCCGTCCGGAATCCGTTTCATTCCTTCGAGACAGTCTTCATTATATATCTTATTCAGTTCTATCATTTTTATGTATTATATAATAGTAAAATATAATTATAACCTTAGAAGAACTTTATAGGCTGGCAATCGTCTATAAGTTTATGCGTTGTTTTTGTACAATCGTCGACGCAACCCTCTACTGCATCAATGATAGCATTAACTTGATCTTCTCTCATATTGTTGTATTTATCGCAAGTGTTGTTTATCACTTTGTAGAGCGATTGTTTTTCCAACGCTTTCATATAGTTCACATACTCCTTACACGTCTTGCGCCGTGGCTCCTTTACCCACTCGATGAAGTCCTTCTTCCAGTCCTTCCATGTCTTGATTTTGATAACTATCATATTTCAACTATTTAAATTTTTCAAAATAAAACTCTACAGGGTTGTCAAACGCTGGTTGGATAAGGCCATAAGCAATACTCATGTTTACTTGAAATTTAGCTGCGCCTTTAAGCAAGCCCTTAGCCTGTTCCTTGATAGCTTCCCTAAACTGCTCCAAGCTCATATCACGCTTACGAAAATTGCAAGACCTGCAAGATGGCATATAGTTTTCCATGCAATCATCACCATGCAAAACAACAAACTTTCCTTCCTTATTGCTCCAACGAGAGTAACACCCTCGATTCTTCGGAATAAGATGGTCAACCTGCATATCCTTGTACTCAATGCTCTTTCCACAATAAGCACAATGCCCATCGTATTTGTTGTATATCCTAAATCTGTCTTCTTTTTTCATAATCGTTAATTATGTAACCTACCAATACGTCACTTTGATCAAACCTTGCATAAGCAAGGATGCCTGCCGAGTGCCTTGAATATAGAGGCAGAGCCGCCCCCAGTCCTTAGCCATCGTGAACCTCCTTTCTTTTTATGTTGTGGATTGTTTTCTTTTGCAAATCCTCTGTTATCATATAGTAGTTTACATTTCTTCTCCAAAATCTAACGTCATCTGTTGGAACTTCTCTGCATACCATTGTTTGTATGATTTTCCAGAAATCCACCAGTCGTAGATATTCTCCGCTATTTTATTTTCTTGCTCCTCTTTCAAGCGGTCGGAAGAGGAGTCTCTTGAAAAACCGCAGCGGCGAGTTTCCTTATTCCCGAGTTCCTTCGGACGGGCCTTCCAGTTGTCGTTTGTTCGCATCCATTGTATACAGATGCGGAATGTCGGCATTGCAGCTCCTCGTATTCTTGATATTTCCCCATAGTCGGATTGTTTGTAGAGTCGGGACCTATCCAATGTTCGGGATCGGGATGCTTGATGTAGCCGCCTGCGTCCTGGGCAATCCTCTGACTTTTCTGAGAGGCATCCAGTCCTTGCGGATGTTTTGCCAGATAATTCCGTTTGCAAAATTCCCCCCCCCTCTACGTATGGCTTTAATCGCCTTGATCCAACCACGCTTGACATGCGGATAACGCTCGTTTTCTATTATCTTCTGCTTGTGCGAGCTCATTGGGCAACCTATGCAGCCTATGCGGTGCCAGCCCTCGTCGTAGAGCGAGCAATGCGGCACTCTCACCACATCGTTAAGAAATTCCCATACGTCTTGCTCTGTCCAGTAGATGATGGGCGATATGAGCAGACTCTCTTTGCCATGGATGCAACCTAACGTCTGTTCTTCATCCGCGTTAGTGATGTTCACTCCTTGCTCCTTAGATTTACGGCGAGCACGTTTCGCCTTCTGCTCCTGTCGGTATTCGTCCAACCCGTCAAGATTGCCACTAAACTTATGGTTGTTTATCTCCACCTCATTGCGCTTGGCTCTTCGAGAACTCTCTGCTTTGCGTATGCCGATTAGCGTGACCTTGCCCGCACCTGCCGTTTCCTTGTATTCCTTGCAACACCATCGCACACGCATTGTTGGCAAAATCTGCTTCTCAACAGCGTGCTTGAAAATGGATTTGTCCGGCTTTATCAGTTCCACCTCGGGATAGTTCTTCTTTACGAAACGTATCACTTCGGGAGGATCAACGCTCGTCAGATTCATGTGGCCGCGAAATTTCACCCCAGCCAACTGAGTCATGTGGAAAAGAGCCTGAGAGTCTTTCCCACCACTAAACGCCAAGTAATATCCGTTCTCGGCATCATAGTTCAGAGCTATCGTCTCTGCCTTCTGCAGCAGCTCCACTGAGTGAAGCATTTTCTTTCGTAGTCCTTCCGAAGCTCGCTCCAATGCTTCGGCAAGCGTAATGTTTAACTCCATATTTTTATAATATCTTTTACTCTTTTGATGAAAAGTGTCGGCACATTCGTTTCTCAAACGATGCCCATTGTTGTATGTAAACAAAGCCTATTACCTTCATAAGGTTATGCCTACTCTTCATCTTCCGTTGGCTCGGAATTATTTGTCAATTTGCTCTCTTTCATATACCCGTGTCTAATCACATCCTCCTCGTCCTTCTCTTCCATATATTCGAAGTAATCTGGCTCCTCTGGCTTCCCACTGCTCAGCAGCTCCTCGTCTTCTATCTCCTGCAAGTCCTTGGTAGTAAGACCATACTTGCGAGCCATCTTCTTCTTGTACTCATCCGTGTAGTTCACACGGTCGCGCTTTACGATGCTCACGTCCTGAGTGATGGAAATGCGGCTCATGTCGGGCATCTCGTCCGTAGCGTCCTTCTCCTCATGGAAGTCTCCATAGACATTAGCCAAGGCTTGCATACCCTTATCCACCGAATTTTCTTTGTTTTGCTGTTTGCCCGTGCGTATCAGCCATTCGGCACCGCTCAGATACATAGCTTTGTGGCGCGAACTCTCGTCAATTTGGAAGAAACGTATCAGATGGTTGCACACCAACACGTCGTTGTTGAGCTCCGTAACGGAACGCGGACAGATATTACCCTCGTCGTCGAGTGTAATCTTCAGCGCAAGCACATACTCCTGCGCCTCTTTGTTGCCCTGCGCTGCCTGGTTGAAGAACAGTTCATAGTCGCGTCGGGCAATGTTGCGGCACACCGTCCGAGGGTCGATGTCCTTGTTTTGCACCCATCGCTTGTAAAACTCCGAGCAGATCTGCATACGGTAACGTTGATCCAGCTTAGGGAACGCCGTCTGCATGCTCGTGCCGTAGGAGAGCCACTTGTCGATGCGGGCTAATGTGTTTTGCGTAATTCCTGACATAGTTTTGTGTTTTTATGTAGCCAAAGTTACGATAAACTTTCTTCCCCATACGGACATGAATTTAAGTGAAGAGGGAAGAGTGAAGAGTGAAAAATCCAATAGCTAAGTGAAAAGTGAAGAGTGAAGAGTGAAAAATCCAATAGTTAAGAGAACACATGGATTTTTCACTCTTCGTTCTTCACTCTTCGTTTTTTACTCTTCCCTTAAACCCATGTCCGCTGTGCGTAGCAGTTTATCAGTAAATTTGTTGCATAAAATTCAGGACAACAAAACAAAACACAACACAAAAACATGAACAATCCATTCTATGTCTCGCGAGCCATTGCCGCAGTGCTCGGCTTGCTGTGGGTTCACATCGAACCCTCTATCAATTTCATCACCGTGTGCTTCTTCGCCCTCATCATCGACTGCTATACGGCATGGCGATGCAACCGACGCATCTACCAAAGATACCGCGAAGAGATAAAGCGCAACCCGAAGTGCAAGATGGACGGTAAGCTGCGCTCCAAGAAGATGGCAAAAATGGTGTGGACGTTCTCGGTCTTAATCATGTGCATCTGCCTTGCCTCGTATCTCGACCGCAACATTCTCGGCTATATGAACACTCACCTCGCCAACCAGCTCACGGCCATGTACTGCCTCGTTCAGTTTGTCAGCATACTCGAAAACGAGAGCACCTGCAACGGAGCGGCATGGGCAAGAGTGCTGCAAAAGATTGTGGCAGACAAGACCGAGCGACACTTCAACGTAAAGCTGAAAGAGCTGATGAAGGACAAGGAGGAAGCAGAAAAAACAGTGGAAGAATAAATACCAACAACGAATTTCACGGATTCCGCGAATTATTGAATGTTCGTGTAATTCGTGAAATTCGTAGTTCTTAAAGTTTAGCATCATTATGACAATAAGCAATGTCCTTGAGCATTGGGCTTCTATCTATGAGCCCCTTGCTCACAAACCCGAAAGCGAACGCCTCGAAGACCAGAGTTTCTTCCGCATCCGCTACATCGACCTTGAGAACATTTTCTCCCGTAACGCCAACATCGTTCACTCGCCGTGTATGCTATACAGCGTACTGACTACTGGCGAACTCGTTGACGCAAAGAAGGCATCTGTCTCTCACCAGGTGTGGTTTCTCGCTAAAGTAAAAGACACACCGCAGACCCTTGGCCGTTACGACGGCAACAAGATAGAGCGCACGGTCAGCGACCTTACTGACTACTGCAAGGACCTCATAGTCTGGCTTATCGAGGTGAAGCGCACAGGCCGCTGCCCCGTTACAAAGCGCAGTTTTGCCGACGATGCCGTAATGATGGCAGAGCTGCAAAGCATCGATACCAGCAGCATCTCCTTCGGCATGGTGGGCGACATCTATGCCGGACAATGGCTCGTGGTGGGCATGGACTGGAAGAGCCTGCAGCCGCTCTACAACTTCGCGTGTGGCAGCAACGGCAAGTATATCGTGCCGGAAGAACCCTAACCTTTTAATAATATATGCGATATGGGCAAACCAATCAAAAACCCGATGTTCCCCTTCAATAGGGTAGCGGCTCGCTTTTTTCAGCAGACCATCAATCAGCTTGAGGTGAACACCATGACGCAGTGTATCTACCCCAAGGAGGTGTATAACGGATATGCTGTCGTCAACCAGAAGCGCAAGGAGATGGGTCAGTGGTACTCGACTGGCGAGGGTGCGAAATCGTTTGCCGGAAGAATCATCGAAGCCGGAGAAGGAGGCAAGGTAACGATGGCTTTCCAATTCAACGACTATCTGCGCTTTGTGGATATGGGTGTCGGTCAAGGAACGACATACGAGGACGTAGAGTCGGGCAAGAAGGCTCGTTTTCAGACGCGATACGTCAGCAAGTGGGACCGAAAATCGGGCAAGTCGCAACGTCCTGCCATCATGATGGAGCTTCGCCACCTTCAGCAGCGCATCGCCAACTACCTTGTTGACTTCTACGGCTACGAGGGTGAGGTGAAACTGATAAACACCTTCGAGGAAGCAAGTCCGATAAAGATAATGTAACAACACAAACACACTAAATATGGCTACAGCAAAGAAAACTCAAATCGTCATTACTGCCAATGCCGCCGTCGCCAAAAAGGTGATGGAGGAGCTTCAGCAGCGCATTGACGGTATAAAACAGAAGATGGCTGCGCTCGACGTGACAACCAAGCAGGGACAGCGCGAGTTTAAGAAACTGGAGAAAGAAATGGTTTCGTATAACTCGGCTGTGTCGCAGAACGTTACGAACACGGAGCGTATCAATAAGGCGATGAAAAACTTGTCTGGCACGTCGCTAAACGAGCTAAAACGTGCGCTGTCTGCGGCTAAGAGCGAACTCGGCAAGATGTCGGCAAGCGACAAGGGATTGAAGCAGATGCAGGGCAATGTGAAGGCTCTGCAAGAACAGATAGATAAACTCTCTGGCTCGGTACACAAGCAGGGTGGCGCATGGCAGACAGCGATGAAGAACCTCTCGGCATACGTCGGATTGTTTGCAGCGTTCAATAAGGCAAAAGACCTTGTGACGGGTGCCATCAAGAAGAACTTGGAGTATTCAGGTTCGTTGACCGACATCCGTAAGGTTTCTGGCTTGACGATGGATCAGGTAAAACAACTCTCTACCGAGTTGGCTAAAATTGACACCAGAACATCTGTGGATGGGCTGGCACAACTCGCGTACCAGGGGGCTAAGCTCGGTATGGGTAAGTACGGCGTTGAGGGTATGGCTCAGTTCGTTAAAGTAGCCGACAAGATAAATGTTGCCATTGGTGAGGAGATGGGCGAGGAAGCTCTTCCGGCGCTCTCTAAGATGGTGGAAGTTATGGGACTTATCCCGAAAATGGGTATCGAGAAGGCAATGGAAGCTACAGGCTCGGCCATGTTTAAGTTGTCTTCTACGAGCACATCTACCTCCAATGACATTGTGGAGTTTTCAAAGCGACTGACGGGTGCTGCTCGTACCGCGGGTATCACCACCGACCAGCTGCTTGCCCTCGGTTCGGCAAGTTCTTCAATGATGCTTATGCCCGAGGTGGCTTCTACCGCTATGGGTAAGTTTATCGTTGCTTTGCAGAAGAACCACAATCTTATTGCAAAGGAACTCGGCATACCCGACGAGACCATTAAGAACCTCTATGCGTCGGGTCACGCTATGGATGCCATCGTGCTTGTGCTTGAGAAGATGCGCGACAAGGGTAATATGAACGCCTTGGGCGGAATTTTCAAAGACCTCGGCTCTGACGGTCAGCGACTTGTTACCGCTATGGTTACGATGTCGAAGAACGTGGATATGCTGAAGGATCATCTCTACGAGTCGAAAGAGGCGTTCCGTGAAGCCACTGCCGTAGGTAAGGAATACTCGATGCAGCAACAGTCGGCCATAGGTATTCTCGAAAGAGCCAACAATCTTTGGGAGAAGGCATTTGTAAATCCTGATGGTGTGGATGCTGTAAAGAGTATGGCGGAATGGTGGTATGAGATGTCGGCAACGATGACAAACAGTCCGTTGCTGAAAGGCACATTGCTTGTTTCTCTTCAGATGGTTCTTATGGCATTGAAAGCCGTAGCGACCCTTCTGCCAGTCATCATTGGCTATATGGCTTCACAGGGTATCTATTCCGGATTGATTCTTATTAAGAATTTCGGAGCAGCCATTGGCTCGGCTGTAAGCCAACTGTATGCGTATGTTACGGCCACGCGTACAGCCACCGCTGCCCAAACGGGACTTAACTCTGCAATGAAGCTGAATCCTTGGGTGGCTCTTGCAAGCATTATTGTAGCTGTTGCCGGAGTTGTGTATGGTTATGCACAGCAGGCAAAAGAAGCGGCAAAAGCTCAAAAAGAAGCAGAACGTCAGGCAAACGCATGGAAATCTACTCTTGGTCAGGCTGCTGTAGAGACAGCAACTCTTAACAAGAAACTCGAGAACTACAAGCGGATGATGAATGAGACGAACCTTTCGCAAAAGGAACGTCAAGGTCTCATATCGCGATTCAACAAGGATTTCCGCTCGTATATCTCAAATCTCGGTATTGAAATTAAGAACGTAAAGGATTTGCGCGATCATTATTCCGAGTTAGCGCAAGAAGCACAGCGTGCCACCTATTATCGTATGCGAGAGCAGGCAAAGCAGCAAGCCCTGCCAAAACTCGATGCGGATAGAAATGCGGCTTCTAATGCTTTGATGGCGCAGGTTCAGAAGTTGGGCATCGATAAGCTTGGAGTTTCTTTCAATGACATTGACCGATGGGTGAGCAAGGGAGCGAACGGTAACGCTGTCTTTTGGAATTTGGTAAAAAAGATGCCTAAGAACAAATCGGGCTTGACGGGCGGTTTTAAATGGAAGCTTGGCAAGGACGGTTTCATTTACAGAGATACCTACGATGGAGGCAAGGCGGGTATTAATTCTGATGATAGCCAGATGCCGTATGAACTCCGAAAGTTATTGTCCGTATCTCGTTGGTATGCTAATTCTACGGGCAGAAGGTCTAAGAAAGAGAAGGATATTGACAAAGCTTATGAGAACTTTGTCCCCGAAGGCTACACCCCGTACCCCGAAGAAACTCCCGGTACCCTCGAAAACAACGCTCCTGACAAAGACGCTATCGCACAGGCGAAACGAGACAAGCGTGACCGTGAACGTGCTTGGCGCGAGGAACTGAAGCAGAAGCAAGACGAAGCGAACGCTATTATGGATAACGTGCGCAACTTCTATGAGCGCCAGATAAACGCCAAGATGCAGGAGGCCATCGGCTTGGGTATGGATAAGACCGAACAAGACTTGTTTGTGGAGCCAGTAAAGCGACGCATGAACGAGGCTCTTGAGCAGGTCCGTCTTGCTATCGCAGGACAGGCTAACACATGGGAGCAGTTCAAGCTCACAATGAAAGAAGACCTTATCGAGCAGACCGACGAGACTGGCGTAAATCTTTCCGAAGGATTGCTCAAAGGTATTACGTCTAACAATATAGACGCTTTGCGTAAGAAGCTGAACGAGTTAGGCAACAGTCTGAATCGTCCACTCAACTCTATCCTTGCTGAGGTATTCGCTAAATCCACAAAGAACGCTCAGGCTAATCTAAAACTCGAGACACAGCAGCAGGAGGCTCGTCGCAAGGCGATGCAAGAGCATGATTACACGGGTGTAGTGAAGCAAAGCGCATACGATACCTTCAATACTCTCGGCTATGTCAATCCTACTAATGCAGAGGTAAAGGACAAAGAGGCTTTTGATAAGCGCAAGGCAAAAATCATTGCCATGTTTGAGAAGGCTCGTACCGAGATCGCTCAAATCTATGCCTCCGATGTTTCTACCGAAGAGGGTAGGGGATTGCTTATGAAAACGCTTTTTGGTGATGATCCTGACGGTATGGCTCAGCGCATAGCCCAAACTCTTGGCACAAGTGCAGCCGAATGGCAAGCTTTCTATCTGAAGCTTATTCAGTATAACGACGAGTATATTGAAGCAGAGAAAAAACAGTACGATGATGCTAAGAAGATTGCAGATTTCCTTTGGAAACGTAACGAGCGCAATATCTCCCAACAGGACAAATTGCGCAAAATACAGAATGAGAGCAACCTTTTCGGCAAGCGCACAAACTTTCTCTCTAATCTCGGTCTCGCAAACCTCACAGCCGACCCAGAGATAGAACTGATGAAGGCCCGTATGCAAGCTGCTGAAGACTATTACGCCTTTGTAGAACGTAAAACAAAAAACAAGCAGCTTATCGACGAAGCCGAGCGTGCCCGTCAGGAGGCCGAACTTGCCTATGCCAATCAGATGGCAACAGCTATGAAGTCGCGGCTCTCGCAGATGAAGGAACTTGTGCAGCCCATTGAGGATTTTGGCGCAGCCGTAGGACAGGCTCTTGCCGAAATGCGCGATGATGCTGAAAGTGCAAACGACGCTATAAAGTCTGCCCTCAAGTCTATGCTTGAATCGTGGGGCAAAATGGCTGTCAACGATGTCAATACTCAGATGTGGAAGGCTATCAACGATGCAGCGGCCAAACGTGGTAAGGCGAACGCGCAGCCCGACATCGACGCAGCGCGTGCCAACGCAAAAGCCAACTATACCGATTTCAATGGCATTGATTGGCGCAATTTCGGCACGGAGTCTAATCCTTTGTGGGTGCGATGGACAGGCGACCATTACGAGGATAAATCGGGCTATGTTGTTTCTACAAAGGAGGATGGCACGCCATTGTCAAATCCCGACGGTAGTGTTCCTCAAAACAACGAACCACCAAGAGCATGGCAGAAACGTCATCCTGACGGAACGATTGATGATTATAATAAGGAGGTAGCCGGTCTTGGAGGACAAATCGGATCTGCGGCCGTTGATATTGCCACTGGTAATAGTGATATGGGCGAGGCGGCTGCCGACATTGCTATGGGTGGTGCAAATGCGCTTCTTAACGCTAATATCGGGGTTGGTAAGAAAGATGATAAGGATAAGAAGAATCGCAAAAAGGAACTTTCAGATGAAAAGAAACATCAAAAAGAGCTTGCCGAAATAAAGAAAAAAGGAGTCAAAGATCAGGAAAAGGCTGTGGAGAAGGGCCAGAAGAACATGACCCAGACAACAAAAGAGGGTAGCGAGGATCAGAAGCAGATAACAAAGATCGGGCAAGATGTCATGCTTGCAGGCACCGAGCAGGTGCTTGCAACGACTATAGCGGCTAAAAAGAAGACCGATGACGAGGCCGTGAAGAGCGAGGCGGATAGTACAGAGGCGCGTGTGAACCTCTCGCTTGCAGGTGCCGTTGCCAAGTGTTTCGACTTTCTGGGTCCTATCGCTGGCCCTATCGCGGCTGCTGTTGTCACGGCAACCTTAAATGGTTTGCTCCAGTGGGCTATCAGCTCTGCTTTCAGCAAGAAGAGCAGCTCAAACAAAAAATCAAACATGAAGGTAACGTCGGGTATGCTCACCTACGATTCCGGCAACGTGCAAGACCTCCGTCCGTTCGTCGGTAATGATGGTAGCCTTTATTGGGCAACCGAGGATAACAAGCCGCACAACGGTGTGTCGCTCCTCACACAGCCTACTGCCACCACCATTAACGGCCAACCGTCTTTGGTAGCCGAGAACGGTCCAGAGCTGGTAATCGGACGTGAGACCACGCAAGCCATGATGATGAACAACCCACAACTACTGAAGGCTCTCGTCAATTACGACCGCAACTACTCGGGCCGTCGTGCCTACGACGCTGGCAATATAGCCGAAACAAGCCCCACGGTAGCCGCAGGAGCTTCTGTAAGCGATGAAATGGTGTCTTACCAAGCTAACACCAACGTAGCCCTTCTGCAAGCCGTAAACACGCTCCTGCAACGTCTGGAGCAGCCAATCGAAGCCAAGATTGATATGTATGGCCGTGGCAAGCTTTATGACAGCATGACAAAAGCAAATCAGTTTATGAAGAACAAATAGCCTGCCGCAAGCTGCCTTTGCTGCAATCCGCAAGTAGCAGAGCATTTCCCTTGCGCCACACTTTTCGCAAGCGGCAAAGCATTTCTCTTGCGCTATTTTTGCAATTAGCAAAGCATTTATCAGGTCGTCGCGCCGTCAGGCGAGGCGACCTTTTCCTTTAGCTTCACTCGCATTTTTTCTCGGTTCTCGCTTGTTTAAGAATAAACTTCTATCCCCCGAGTCGTAAATCTACGAACATCTGTAACTACCTAAAAATCATGGACTTTATCTAACCCCTGCCCATCAAGAGTTTATAAATCTACTCAAAAGCGCTACTACCTTATATAAATTTTGCCAATTTTCTTTCTTTCCCATTTTCAAAACTCCCTAACCCTAATGATATGGTTAGTAGCATTAACGCCTATGGCGTAAATAATTGACATTTAGTAAGTTGTAAGGACGATAAAGGCAACTAAGACAGCGAAAATTGCGTATAAAATGCCTTATTTCTACTATTCTTTATATATTTTTTGTTCTTTGCGCTCGTATAAGTATATAAAAAATTACCCCGTTTTTAAACTTTTAATAGATAAATAGCGAAAAATCAGAAAGTTAAATCACTTTTTGAAAAATTCATTGGGGGGTCACGATGTGGATTTTGGGTGGACAGCAGAAGCGTTTTTCAAAATTACGAACTTTTCAGTTTTCGGCGTTTTTTTGGAAAATGGACTCAAAGTTTAAAATTTGGACTTTTGGAGGCTGTAAAGTTCAAAACTAAACTTCAGACTTTGTACAGTTAAACAACGGTAAGAATTGTTGATAAATAAAATAAAAGTTAATAACAATAGTAAGAATTGTTTTTATCAATTATAATTATTAAATTTGCAACGGTAAAATACAATGGTTACTAATCATATAAAATATGTTCGACGAGATATGCTCCATATATCAAGATGCGCATGATGCCAAGGGAAAGTTTGTTGACCAAGAAACTGGCGAGTGCATCACGCAGATGTCTATCCGTGAGTTCTGCTTGACGGATAGATGGAAGCCCTATGTGCAGCATCTTCGCGCTATGCGCAAGGAGTATGGCAGTAAGGCGAAGCAGATGCCGGAGTATATCGAAACAAAGAAAAAGTTACCTGGTGCCACTCTTAGCGGCTTGTTCGCTCTATATGAAGATGACAGCCTTACACATCCAGGACAGCGGGTAATGGTTAGCCGACGAGAAACCCATCTGAAGCAGCATACTGGCTGGCTCGCTATCGACATCGACTTGGCAGACAATACCCAGCTGAGCAACTTCGACAACATCCGCATGGTTTGTCAGTTCCGACCAGAAATAGGTCTGCTCATGCGGTCATGCTCGGGTAGCGGATATTTTGGCTTGGTGCGCTTGGCTTATCCCGACCGACATAAGGCGCAGTTCAAAGCTCTTTTGCAAGAATACGCCGCAATGGGCATTACGCTCGACAAGGCTTGCAGCAATATAGGTCGTGTGCGCTTTGCGTCATGGGATGATCCTGAACATATCTATATAAACGAGCGGGTGGTGCCGTATCGAGGATTGGCTGAGTATATGCCTCAGATCATGCCGCAAGCATTCAGACAATTGTATCGCTCTGAAGGTGGGGTTACTTACAATGATGAAGGTGGAGCGCAGTTTTGGGAACAACAGCGAGTGCAAGACCGCTTGATAGAGGTTATTGTGCTGGAGTTGGTAGCCAATCATAAAAATATCACCGAGAGTTATGAGGAGTGGACCAAGGTAGGTTGGGCATTGCGCTCGCATCCCTACGGTCTTGATTTGTTTCATCAACTCTCACGATGTAGTCAGAAATATAACGAAGGTCAGACAAACGTTAAATGGACCCAGTTAGGCAGTAGTAAGACCGTGACGTATAACTACCTAATTCATGCCTGCAAAACAGAGCTTGGAATGGAAACATATAGGCATATTTGCAGGCGAGTTTGGAGTGAGTTGAAAGGCTAAAACACCTTCACTGCGTATTCACTTCATATTCACTTGTTATTCATTGATTTTTTAATGTCAAAAATCCAATAAAAACGATACATATGAATAAAGTATTTTTTGCAAAAGAAGGCTTGACAGCCACATCTGCAAATCATGTTGCAAACATGGCCAAGGAGTATGCGCAGCGAATATCGGCGCAGGCTGACACCTTGCGTCTTTATAGCAAGAGCGCACGTCTGCTTGGCGATGCACAGCCATCGATTGTGGAAGCTCCTCTTGATACTCTTGATGCTATTCCCGATGTTATACGTCGTGTAGCTCAGTGTAATGCCCTTATCGGTTGGCTGCGTGAGGCTATCAACGAACGCGAGAAAGGTTTGAAGGCCGTGCAAGACTGCAACTTCATGGTGTGGGCTGACGAACACAATATTACTCTTCCTGAAAAGCCAGAGGTTCCTGATCCGGTCTCCGATATTGATAAGGTGGGCAATGAGATTTTGAATATAAAGGATCGCAACCGCTATATTGAGTTGAAAACCAAGATGGCGGTATATGGTAAGTATATTCATCCCGACGGGCTATTGCCTCTGGCATTAAAGAAAGTGTCATACCGTCTGGCTAATCCTACGGAGATAGAAGGAGAAGGCCGTGATATGGTTGTGTTCTCTTATAATGTTGAACCTAATACCATTGACCGACTGAATACAATCTTCTTCCAGCTTCAGGGTGAATATCGGGCATTGCAAGCTGAGTTTAATGGCATTGAGCATCGTTTCCGCATGGAAGCCGAAAAAGAGTACAGCAAGCGATTGGCTGAATACAAGAAAAAATATGCAGAGCATCAAGAAAAGATAAATATTTTCGATACTGAAATGTCGAGATTACAGACAATGTTCGTTGAGTGGCAACAGCAGGAAATCAAAGAGATAACGTCTCTACGCATTATCATCCCTAACGATCTCCAGGGAATATATGCGGAGGTCAACGGTTTGTAAAACATAAAATAATAAATAATACGAGGTGGGTAAGGTCAGACTGAAGGTCTTGCACCGTGAAACTGACTCTCACACGGATAGCATACGGAGTTCTCTTTAGTGAATCATGCGTTTTTCCGAAACGTGTCTCACGAGGTCATAGGTTCGAATCCTATCTTTTCTTTCCATAAGAAATGTAGCTCAGCTGGTTAGAGCAAGTTTTGTGCAAAAATCACTCCGCAGTCAACATATTCTATTTCGCTATCACTATCACCCGACTGCGGTGGCTATCATTATCGCCATCACTATCACAGAAGTGCCGTATGAAGAATGTGGCTCACCTCATTTTCTCTATTCTATGAAACTAATTACAATTACAGGTCCGAGTGGTGTGGGCAAAGATACCGTGGCAAAGATGATGTCGAAGATGACCGACTGGCCTGTTATCTGTTCTTACACCACACGACCGAGACGTTTTGGCGAGGTTGCCGGCGAGGATCATTATTTTGTAGACAAATGTGACGTACCTTGCGAAAAGATGTTAGCTTATACGCAATATGGCGGCTATGAGTATTGGGCTATGGTAGACCAAATAAAAGATATAGCCATCTATGTGATAGACGAAGCAGGGCTGGTTGACTTGAAAAAACATCATCCCGAAATTACGGTCTATTCCATTTACGTCTTCAGTCCAGCAGTGGCACGTTTGACAAGAGATGTTAAACTTTCACGGATATTGAGAGACGAAGAACGTCTGAAGTTGACCGCAGATTATGACTATGATTGTTGTATATACAATGACTTCTTTATGAACTTAAAAAATCTGTGCTTTGAGGTAGCAAGATGCGTTTGCCACATGCCGTTTGTCAAAGAACATCTTGATCCTTATGATCCAAAAACCCCGCATTTTACTGATTAAAGTTTAAATATATAAACAATGAAATTTACCGAACCGCAAGTAGAATGGTGGCAGCAGACCTCTCTTGCACAACATATAGCAAGAGTGGGCAGAATATGCTACAAGGCTAAGGGCAAGCAGCCCGAAGAAGGAATGACCGAAGAGGAAGTGGAAGCGTTCATTCAGAAGCGCGACGAGGAACGCTGCAAGGGTTTCTGGGAAAGCGGTCATCGCTCGATGTATCGCCACGGCACCATCTACTTCTTTATGCCCAACGAAAAGGGTCTTCCTAACTACATTTGGGCGTACCTAAATGCTTCGCCTTACATCGACTATGCCACAAAGAACCATAAGGTATGGATTAGCACTAATATGCAGTTCCTGCTTGAGAACAAGAACTTGATGGATGCACTTAGCCCGTATGGTGTCAGCGAGGACGAGTTTATCGAGAAGGCTCAAAAGTATAAGTGTGAGGAGGCATTCTCCATTATCCGCATGACGCTGGTAGTGACCACGCAGATAAGCACATCGCGCGAGCTCAACCGCACATCGCCCAATAACATAGCCGAGCAGAGCACACGCTATTGCAATCTGGAGAAGAAGGGAGGCGTACAGATAGTACGTCCGCATTGGTATGTAGATGGCACACGATGGCAGCGCATGGTGTATGGCTTTGTATGCCGAGTATGCGAGTGGGGATATAACCTGCTTCTGAAGTCGGGATTGAAGCCCGAAGACGCACGCGGTGTTCTGCCTCTTGATACCTATACCGTTGTGGCATATACATACACGCTTGCTGACTGGAGCCATATTCTTGAGCTTCGCTATCATGGCAAGACCGGCAAACCGCATCCCAATGCAAAGATTATAGGCGAGAAGATACGCAACATCATCCTTGAGCGTATGCGCCAGTATTGTGAGGAGTTTGACATATAACTATTGATTAACAATGAAGATACTATTTAAGAAACTTGACGAAAAGGCTCAAATGCCAGTAAAGGCAGTTGGACATGAAGCCGACTTTTGTTACGACTGCGTTGCTGTAAGCGAAACTGAGGTTGCTCCAAATGTATGGAAATATGGGTTGGGCTTTGCTTTACAGCCTATAAATGATTTTGATGGTTACAATATACGTAGCTTCAATATTCGTTCTCGGTCTTCGGTGTGGAAGACAGGTATGGTGCTCTCCAATTCTCAAGGTACGATTGACGAGATTTACACAGGAGAAATTTCGGCTGTATTCTATCACGTAATGCCTAACATGCCACGCTATAAAGTTGGCGACAAAGTATGCCAGCTCTGCCTGGAGCGCACCGAGTCGTTGGAGTTTGTGGAAGTAACTGAACTTCGCAAAACTTCACGTGGTGAACACGGCTACGGCTCTACTGGTAAGTAATTGATAATGCACCTTATGATAAATAGGAGAAATTATGAGTAGAAAACCGCTTCCCGACCGAGAGGATTTTGTGCGCCAGCAACCTACAATTTATCAATTCGATTTCAGGGATGTTCCTATAGAAAAATATGCAAAGTCGCTTTATGCTCTATTCCAAGATCCCGACTACGTTGATGCTGTAGGAAAGCGCAATCGCCTTGTTGCAACAGGCGATCGTATGCGTGTAGGTACAAGCGAAATGAATAATCTGTTTCGAGTTATTCAGCAACACGACCGTCGATTGGCTGACATTATGTATGCCTCTATGGTGCAAGTTAATTTGCACTCTGAGGTTAGCTATGATACCATGACGTTCTCTACTTTGCTGAAGTATAGTGTTGATTATTCGCAGCCAGGAATGAAGGAGAAGGTAGACTTACTTGCCGCTCGGCTCGACCGTCTGACGTTCCTTGCCGAATGTCTTGACCGTATTGCCACTGACATTCGTGGAGATATGCTTGATATTTTTAAGGGTAATATTGAGTTCAATCAGTTTGATTCCGTTACTCATGTTCTCCATCAGCTTAGAGGCTATTTCCGTTCGGCATTACCCAACGATATGGATTCTCCTGAAGGGGAATTGTTCTATGAATATGCTGACTCGATTTATAATTATATTGATAAGCGCTTGAAGACCTATACTGCAAAGTATCGCAAGATGCACCCTGTTTCGCCCAAATACACTGAAGAAGACCTCATAGAAGGTCTTAATCAGTTCTTCGGTCGTAATGATAAGTTCGACAAGAGTTTTGTCGGTCACACTAAAACTGGTGGCTGCTATATTGATGTTGCACAATTATGTCTCCGTCTCGATAGCAACGAAATAAAGAAGATTGAGAAGGTGACTTGCAAAATCAAGTCGAACAATATTTCCGATGCCGCATTGTGCTATAGCTTCAATGCCACTGATTTAATCATGAGCCAATATAAACGGCCCGAACAAAAGCAATAACTATGCCCAACATTTACCTTCGCCTCCCTACCAGTCGCTGCCAGTTCTTCCGCAACCGCGACTCCAAGCACGTGCTTGCCAAGGACGAGCCGTTGGTGTTCAGTGCCTACACGCCCGAATACTTTGTCATGCGCAGTTCGCTCACTAATGCAGGCGCATTGTCGCAAGAGGTCAACACTCAATGCTTCTCGCATCAGCAGTGGCGCAATATGCAGAATGGCCGGCATCCGCTTGGTGGCAATGTATTGGTAACACGCGACACCTCCGAATACCTTACGTATGAAGAGGTGTTGCACCTCAATGGAAACAGAGAATACACCAAGAGCGACAATGAGGACTATTTGTGTATCAAGCTGCCAAGCGAGATTGAAGTGATAGACACCGTGAAGGCTGTCACGCCTACGTGGAATCTGGATCGTAGCGGTGTCTCCAAGCTGTTGGAACTATTGAACAACGACTTCAAACGTAGCGTTGTTGAATGGGCATTAGCCACTTTCGATTTTTGTACTGCTAACGGAAAGATTATAGCTCGCAGTAAGGCAGCTATGCTTGAGCGTTATCTTATGCGCTATGGTATAGACCCTTCCGTTGAAGAGAAGGACAATCTACGTCGTGTTATTGAACGATGGATTAAGTCAGAGCATAATTTCTTTAAGGCTTATTCGTGCCTGGATATGCAGTATGAGGATACGACAGAGCATGAACATCATATAGATGTTTTCCAGTGGTTGCCTTAAAAAAATGAGTGTATATAACTGTTAATATAAATTATAAAATAAGTTAAATATTAGATAATATTATTCCCCTTATGAAATTACCTGATAAATGTAAGGAGATTTTCCTCGAAGGCATTACCGATGTAATGTTTTACCCGAAGGAAGATTGTGTAATCCCCGTGCCGTTCAGCATGGCACAAGTGTTATATATCAACAACTGCAAGTTGCCCGACGAGCCTACTCTTCGTCTTGCTACGAGTGGCGAGAACTTTGTCATTGCAGAGAGCCTGAGTGTGAAGGTTACGCTGGCAAAACAGGGTTATGGTACTATATATACATATAATATTAATGCAAATATAGAGTTTGGTGGCGAAAATGTGCGTAGAGCATACC